TATTAGCCGCATTAAGAGAATACAAAACACTTCCCAAGCGGCATATACCAGATAACAAAATACCAATATTATTAGCCGCATTAAAAGAATACAAAACACTTCCCAAGCGGCATATACCAGATAACAAAATACCAATATTATTAGCCGCATTAAAAGAATACAAAACACTTCCTAAACAGCATATACCAGATAACAAAATATCAATATTATTAGCCGCATTAAGAGAAGACAAAACACTTCCTAAACAGCATATACCAGATAACAAAATACCAATATTATTAGCCGCATTAAGAGAATACAAAACACTTCCTAAACAGTATATACCAGATAACAAAATACCAATATTATTAGCCGCATTAAGAGAAGACAAAACACTTCCTAAACAGCATATACCAGATAACAAAATACCAATATTATTAGCCGCATTAAAAGAATACAAAACACTTCCTAAACAGCATATACCAGATAACAAAATACCAATATTATTAGCCGCATTAAAAGAATACAAAACACTTCCTAAACAGCATATACCAGATAACAAAATACCAATATTATTAGCCGCATTAAAAGAATACAAAACACTTCCTAAACAGCATATACCAGATAACAAAATATCAATATTATTAGCTGCATTAAGAGAACAAGAAGATGATGATGTTATTAGCTGGGCTACATATGAAACTTGGGAAACTTGGGAAACTTGGGAATATTGGGATAATTATCAGTTTACTGAAGTGAACGATCTACAAAATAACAAAATACCAATATTATTAGCTGCATTAAGAGAACAAGAAGATGATGATGTTATTAGCTGGGCTACATATGAAACTTGGGAAACCTGGGAAACTTGGGAATATTGGGATAATTATCAGTTTACTGAAGTGAACGATCTACAAAATAACAGAATACCGATCTTATTAACTGCATTAAGATGAAAAAACTTGGTTTTCTAAAAGATTAAAATGTTTTTATGCTAAATACAACTATAAAAATAAAGAAATCTTTTATCTGCATTTTGATTTAGATTTATTCCAAATATTTTCTATATTATTTAATTCGTCTAGCCATATTGAGCTAATTGTTTTTGCTTCTAATTCTTCAATTTTCATTTTAATAGAATGTTCTTGCTTTTCGAGTGCTAGTTTCTTTTCATTTGTTAATGTTTTCAAAGGCATATCTGTTAAATAATCATAATTTGGCTCTTCATTTTCATTTTCTATATTTGGATAATTCAATTCATTCAATTGCTTTTCAACTTCTGTAATTTTCTTTCCAATGAGAATTATAATTCCTTGTATATATTCGCAAATAAATCTTACCTTTGCAGATACAATAATATATTCTTTCCGAAGACGTTCAAGTTGATTTTCTTTTCTTTTACGATATTTAATAATTCTCACTTTTGCAAAATCTTTAAAAATCTCACCAGTATTTGCATATTTTTTAATTGCACCTTTTTCACTATAAAGGTGTATATTATTTATATTGAGATTCTTTGTACTAACTAGTTTGAATTCTGTATCAAAATTACTTTCAATACCTTGGCGAACACCCGGATATAGTTTTAGTATAAATTTTACAGATATATCAGTGTAATGACTTTCAAAATCTTTTAGAACGGGGTTATTATTTACTATACATTTTATCAAGAAATCTTTATAATCATCTGTCCAAGTTCCTATTGGTAATTCTGTAATTTCTATAACATCATCTTTAATCCACGAATATACACCGTGACTCTCGTATGATCCTTTTTCATTTTTGAGAATTTTGCCTTTGAAATTATTAAACCACGGTATTAGGTCATCTATTTCAATTTCATTTATTTTATTTTCTAGTTCAATTTCTTGAATATCATCTGTAATTGTATTTGCAATATTTCGACATACATTAATTATATCTATGGGATTATAGCAAGGTAGATTTGTAGAAAATCCTGTTCCAATCCCGATTGCACCATTTACAAGAACCATTGGTATTACTCCAATATAATATTTCGGCTCAATTTCTTTACCATCATCGTAATTATATTCGAGTACATTAGAATCCGCTTCATTAAATATTACTTGAGCCAAATCACTCAATTTTGTAAAAATATAACGTGGTGCAGAATGATCATCGCCTCCTTTCAAACGTGTACCGAATTGGCCATTGGGTACAAACAAATTAATATTATTTGACCCTACGTAATTTTGAGCCATGCCTATTACTGCTTCCATTAATGAATTTTCTCCATGATGATATGCAGATACCTCCGCGGTATATGCTCCAAATTGTGCAACTTTCATTTCTTTGCTAAACAACCTTCGCTTGAAACCTGCAAATAATATTTTACGAGTAGATTCTTTCAAACCATCGCATACGTGATTAATAGATCTTTCAAGATCGCGATTACTGTAATGTATAAGGTCTTTATTTACGAAATCTTCGTATGTAATATTTGGTTTAGTATAATCAAGAACGTTTTCTGGATTATATTCATGAAGCCATTTCTTGCGATCATCTGGGCGTTTCTTATTGAAAGCCAGATCCATTGTTTCATCAGATAATTCGCCTGTATAGTTATATAGAGTCTTTTTCATTTGTTTAAAATATTCTTTTGCTTCTTCAGACGTCGATGTACCAAGTCCCTTATAATATTTGAAAGACCATCCGCTAAGGCCACCTGAAGATTTTTTCTTTTCATCGATCCATTTATCTGCATCATTCATATTATAGAAACTGAGAATTTGTTTGCTGCCGTGTGTTGCTTTCATAATAGGTGTTAACATAGACACCAGGAATCCTTCCATTTTATATAAAGATGGCCATAGTGTTTGAAATACATTGAATATTAACCCTTTGATATGAGATCCATCTGTATCCTGATCACATAATAACATAACGTGTCCATATCTCAATTCTGAAACATCTTTATACTCTTTGCCATTTTGCAATCCTAGAATTTTCTTTATATCAGTAATTTCTTTATTTTCAGCTATTTTAGCAGCAGTCGCATCTTTTACATTCATAACTTTTCCACGCAATGGGAAAACGCCATATTTGCCTCGGCCTATTATGGAAAGACCTGATATCGCCAATGCTTTTGCCGAATCTCCTTCTGTCAATATAAGAGTACATTCGCTACTTTTTTTTGTACCTGCATCATTCGCATCATCTAGCTTTTCTACATTAATTCGTGATGTTTTTTTGCCATCTGTTTTAGCTGCCTTCTTATCTTGATGAAAATCTGTCAAACTAGCAGCTTTCTCAATAATTCCGCTTTTATATAGCGCTAAAAAGAATTTTTTATCAAGCTCACATTTAGAACCGAATTTACTCATAGGAGTTGTGAGAGCTTCTTTTGTTTGTGTATCAAATGCTGGATTAACAATTAGGCATTTTACAAATATAAATAAATTATCGATAATATGCTGTTGTTTTACTGTCTTCTTCTTAGATTCTGCCATTTCGACGAGTGATTTTGCAATTTGATTTTTAATATAATCAACATGTTTACCGCCTCTTACAGTATTAATCCCATTAACAAATGATACCTGTTCAAATCTCTGATAAGGACTCGGTGCGGCAATAATTTCCCATCTTTCGCCGCAAGCTTCATATACCCGCGATGTTTCTTTCTTATCACCAAGATATAAATCTGCATATTTTTCAAAACTTTTTACTTCTAGTTTTGCACCATTGAAATAAACAGATACAGATGGATCACTTGTAGCACAGGCATCAAGTGCACGCTTATAGAATAAGTCGTATATATCATCAGTCATCCCATCAAGTCCGAAACGTTTATAATCTGGTATGAATCTAATTTTTGTATATGGTATTTTTGCATAGGATTTAATTTCTGCTTTTTCTGCAATTTTCATATTATCTCTCCAAGTCTGTTTATATATTTTCTTTCGTCGATGATCGACTGTTTCAATTGTAAATTCAAGACTAAAGATATTTGTCAATTTTGAACCATACCCATTTACACCTCCAACCAGTTTTTCAACATCTTTTTCTGTATAATTAGTTGATGTCAATAATTCGCCAAATATCATTTGTGGAATATATATTCCATCTGAGAGAACATCTATATCTATACCATCGCCATCGTTTTCTATTTCAATTATACCATTTTCTTTATCAATAGTAAATTTTATATTTTTTACGTGACGGATATTTTCAGTTTCTTTATCTTGTTTAAGACGTGTAATTTGATCTAGTGCATTTACAACAATTTCATCGTAAATTTTATAGAGTCCTGGTACATATGTAATAGTTTTAATTGCAAATTTTTTAGTTTCTTGATCATATATAAATGTATCAAGGGTTGTATGTTCAATAGAACCTATATATGTACCTGGAATTTCATAAATATGATCACGTAACTTATGTTTTTTATATTTCTTGTCCATTATGCGTTAGTTAGAATAGAATAACAAAAATATTTTTACTATTTTCATTTTTTATCTTCGATATAATAGGTAAAGTACATAATATTTATTTTTTCTTAATTCTAATTCCTAGAATTTGTAAAGCAACGAAGACTTCTTCACTAACTTTTTCAATTGATTTATCTTCAATATCAATGCATATTATAGGCATACATTGTGCAGATGCAATCATATATGCTTTTTCGTGTAAATCGTGAAGTTTCTGCAAATATTCAATAGAAATATTAGATTCGCAATTTCTGCCACGTATCTTAATACGTTCTGCACATTTTATTGGATTAGAGCGTAAATATATATATCCCCGTGGACACCATAATTGCATAGTCTTATCGTACATTTCATTTAATATATTTCGCTCACTTTCTGTAATTTTCTTATCCATAATAGAAGCTTCAATAAATACTTTTTTCTGAAAAAAAGGTGAGCGTTCTATTATAATATTTACGTGACGTTTAGGCTGAATCCAACATCTATCCAGCCAAACACGAATTTGAAACTCGAAAGTACCTTTCTTTTCATCATACATTCTTTTTAAAAAAGGAACCCATTTATCGACGGGTTCAAGATCTATTGATATGTTATAATTTTTATGAAGATATTCAAGAACTGTACTTTTGCCAGCTCCAATAGATCCGTCAATAGTGAAAACGAATCCGTTCATAGTGTAATGAACTATTATATAAAAAGAAATCAAATTTTTAAGTACTCTCTAATTAAATACTGCATATTGTTTTTTTCTCATTAGTTTTTCTAATTTATCTATTGAGACAGGTTGCAGTTTGTGTAAATCTTTAAGAAGACAATATAAATTATCATTTATAATATTCATTAAATCATCAAATGTATCTTTCGAAATATTAATATTATTAACATTTAATATATATTTAACTTTTCTCTTCATAGAAAGATCATATATATTTTTAGCTCCACCTTCTTGTGGGCCTAATTGAGGCCGCTGTATACCATTATTAAAATCTATATTACCGGTTATAGTACCAGTATTTTCATTTGCAGAACTATATATATTATTTTCATAACCGTAATAATCAGAAGGCATAGATGTACCTCCTTTTTGTGTTCTTATTTTGCATACTGTTTTTATATATTTTTTAGCTTCTTTAATAATCATATCATTAACATTATTATTATGTAGTGTTCCTAATGCAGATATAATAGATGCTATATTACTACATAAAGCTTCTAAATGATGGGAAAGAGTTTTATTTATTTCAGTAACATTATTTTTAATAATAGTAATATGATTGATTTTTAAAAATGAAGACATATTCTTTCTATAGTTAATTTATGAAAATTTTATATCCAGATTAAATATAGAAACAGGTCTAATGAGTCATTTATCACAAAACTTTGCAACACTTGATACAAATTATGCAGGTTTATTAACTAATTCTAGTCAATTAAATGGTCGAGTAGATATAATAACATCTTCTCCGAAACTTAATATAGAAAGTTATAAAACGGCTCCTGTCGATAATAGATATTATTCAAAAGAGGCTATACAAGGGCAATTTACATCAAATCAATTAACAGAATTATTCTTTTCTGCAACAAATATTAATGCTTTGCAAGAAGGCATACGCTATAAAGTATATACTCAATCAAATAATAGATATATTATTGGTAGACAAAGTGATCAAGAATTAAAAATTATTATGCGTTCAATATATTTGCAATATGGTAAAAACTTAGATATAGATTGTATCGGCCAAACTCGCGAATTAAACAAGCGAGTTCTTGATGCAGCTGTTCCAGAAATTTTAAGTAATTTATATCAATATGAAACCTATAAACGAGATGCTAGTACATTACCGATGCCACTCGAAATTCCTTCCCTATTAAGCACAAAAGGTACAAAGACTCTTGAAATAAAATCTTTTATGTGAATATAGAAGATAAGATGACTAGTATGGATGATCAAATAGCGAATGTTAAAGCATCGTATCCAACTATTCAAATGACTGATACTGATGCTAAAAAATTTATAAGTCAACGTGCTGCCTGGTTTAAAACTTCTATAATATTATGCTGTGTATATGGCACTTTTGCATTATTATTATTATTAATTGCAATATTTAGCGATCAAGGTAAAGTTATATTATCCGGTTATTTAATGCCTTTTACAGCAACATTAATAGGTGGAATATTATTTATAGTATTGCTATTGGTAATACAAATTACTACATTTAAACCATCTGTAACTAATACAAATACATATGATGGTGATATATGCCCGGATTTCTGGAAATTACAGAAAACACCAGATAGTATATTAAATGATTCGTCATTAGTTACAAATAAAAATATGTATTTAATGCAATATCAGTGTGTACCGGATACGAATGTATATGATTTAAATTCCACTAAAAATGGGGCAAATACCTATGGTATTACTGATCAAACTAATGTTTATGGACAGAAGATTAAAGATGCTACAACTCGTCAATTATATAATGGTCTATATAATGTACAAAATACGGCAATTAGTAGTCCTAAAACATTACCTGCAAAGACATATTTATATAAAAATTTTGCTGGTCAAAATGGTAAAAATGGAGTTAATGCTGTAGTATCAACAGATGGTAGTATTGCTGTAAATGCAGGTACTTTAAATTGTGATGTAGTATATCCAAATTTATTAGCTCAAATGGATGAAACAAATTTCCCTGATAATCCAAATTCATTAAGATGCCAATATGCTAGAGAATGTGGTATTCCGTGGACTGGTGTATGTCCAAATATACCAACTAACGATATATAAAAAAATGAATTTAAGAATTACATTATTTTTAACTTATAAGCATGCGCGTCTTAAAGCGCGATAATACTTATGAAGATGTATCTTTGTATAAAGTGCAAAAAAGAATTGATTCTTTATGCAAGGGATTAAATGTAAGTGGTATTGAAATAGCTCAAAAAGTATGTTCTCGAATTCACGATGGTGTTAAAACAAGTACACTTGATGATGAAGCCGCGCGGTTATGTGCGCAATTAATTACTAAACATCCTGATTATGGAATTGTTGCTGCAAGAATTGCTATAAGTAATCATCATAAGAAAACTTCACCATCATTCAGTGAAACAGTAAATCTACTTTATAATGCAACAGATATCCATAATAAACATAATCCATTAATCTCCGAAGAGCTCTATTTAATTGTTCAGAAACATAAGGAAAAACTGAATACCATAATAAATTATGATCGTGATTATAACTATGATTATTTCGGTTTTAAAACACTTGAAAGATCTTATTTATTGAAAATTAATGGTAAGATTGTCGAAAGACCACAGCATATGATATTGCGTGTGGCTTTAGGAATTCACGGATGGGATTTAAAAGAAGCTCTTGAAACATATGAATTAATGAGCACACGGTATTTTACTCACGCAACACCTACTTTGTTTAATGCAGGTACTCCTAGACCACAATTGTCGAGTTGTTATTTGATTGCAATGGAGGATTCTATTACGGGGATGTATAAGACTCTTGGTGACTGTGCGCAAATTAGTAAGTATGCTGGAGGTATTGGTATGCATATTCACGATATTCGCGCAACAGGTAGTTATATTCGCGGTACAAATGGGCAAAGTACCGGTATTGTACCAATGTTACGTGTATATAATGCAACCGGACGACACGTAAATCAATGTTTTCGAGGTAATACAATTGTATATGGAAAAAACGGACCAAAGCAAATGCAAGATATAGTAATTGGAGATGAACTTATAACAATTGATGGTTCACTAAAACCTGTATTACAAATTTGTAAAAATAATATCAATAAAGAAATTATTAAAATTAAACCAAAAAATGCAATCGAACCGGTATATGTTACAAAAGAACATCAAATTTATGTAATTTCTGGCGAAGATACGAGGACTAAATATTCTGAAATATTTGATAAACTTGATGCAAAATTGTCTTTTCCTGAATATAAATCAGCAGGTGAATTAATAGAAACAGATTTTATAGGATATTCTATTCCAAGAGAAATTATTGATTATAATGAATCTGTAGAATTCTTTAGATTTTATGGTATATTACTCAGCGATGATGGTCATGCGATTAAACGTAAAAATTGTAATAGTATAGAATTTGCAATTACTATTGGACATAAGAAAAATGAAATATTCGGATTTGTTTGCGAATTTTTAACACAGAAAGGTATTCATTTCTGGACAAATAAAAATGAGTCAACGTATCAAATTCGGTGGATACAGAATAGAGAAATTCTTAATATTACATATGATGATATTTATGATGATAAAAAATATAAAAGACCGCTTGCGAAATATCTTAATCTTCCTTTTGAAAAAACATATTCTTTATTAAAAGGTATCTTTGAAACAGATAAAGAGGAAGGTAACGATATTTATTTATATAATACATCAAAAGAACTAATTTATGCAATTCGTTATTTACTTCTAAGAATAGGAGTGCTATCTTCTGGATATATAAAATCAAATTTTGACTCTTATGTATTACGCGTTCCAAAACACTCTATTCTAAAAGCAGTTTTCGGTGATAATTTTAAACCATCGCCATCAAACCATTTCTGTTTCTTTAGATATAATAATATTTTATGGAGTCGCATTCAAAAAATAGAATATGAAGTATTTCAAGGAGATGTATATGATTTTAATATGAAGGATAATCATAATTATTTGACAGATATGGGGATTGTTCATAATTCTGGAAAGCGAAACGGCAGTATTGCTGTTTATATTGAACCGTGGCATGCGGATATTGAGAGTTTTCTCGATTTGCGTAAAAACAGTGGAAATCACGAAGAACGTTGTCATGATTTATTTACAGCAATGTGGGTTCCTGATCTTTTTATGAAACGCATAGATGCCAATGCTGATTGGTCTTTAATGTGTCCGGATGAATGTCCTGGTTTGACTTCATCGTATGGAGAAGAATTTGAGAAACTTTATGAGAAATATGAATCTGAAGGAAAATATCGTAAAAAGGTTAAGGCGCAGACGCTTTTCTATTCGATTATGAGATCACAAATTGAAACAGGTACACCATATATGCTTTATAAAGATGCTGTTAATATAAAAAGTAATCAGAAAAATCTTGGAACTATTAAATCGAGTAATTTGTGTGTTGCTTCTGAAACTATGATAATGACCGATGGAGGTTACAAGAATATTAAAGAGGTTGCTGAAACAAATAATGGTATTGCAAATGTATGGAATGGTATTCAATTTAGTAAAGTCACTGTAGTAAAAACTGGAGAAATGCAAAAATTACTTACTGTTGAATTTTCAAATGGATTGTCACTGAGATGTACACCATATCATAAGTTTCATATTGAAAATAATTTAATTATAGAAGCCAAAGATCTTGTAAGTGGTATGAAAATTATCAAATTTAATCTACCTACAATAGCGAATGGAACAGCAACAGACCTAGGTGTAGAAAATAAATTTATAGTACCATTGAATGCCGAAATCAATACTAAATTAAGATGGCTAGAAGGATATTTCCGTGAAAATAAGAGCATTGAATTTACTTCAATTAATTTTGAATTTATAAGAAATATATACTATATGCTTCAAACACTTGGTGTAAATTGTGGGGAAATCAAGAATGAAGGAGATTTTTACTATATATCCATTGATGATATAGGACTAAATCATCTAAAGAGTATCGGATTGTCTACGAAGTCTACGAATATAAATTCGTCTAAGACAAATGATACTACTATAAAAATTAAAAATGTAGAAGATAATAATGAATATGATGATACATATTGTTTTAATGAGCCATTGAAGCATACAGGAATATTTAATGGAGTTATCGCTGGAAATTGCACAGAAATAACATTAATGTCAAATAGAGAGGAAACTGCAGTATGCAATCTAGCTAGTATTGGATTGCCGACATTTGTAAAAGATAAGACTTTCAATTTCGCTGAGTTGCATCGTGTAACGCAAGTTATTACTCGTAATTTGAATAAAGTAATTGATAAGACGTTTTATCCCACTCCAGAAACTCGCACTAGTAATTTACGTCATCGTCCAATCGGAATTGGTATACAGGGACTTGCAAATGTCTTTGTGCTCATGGGATATCCTTTTGAAAGCATAGATGCAATAGATCTAAATAAAAAAATATTTGCTACAATATATCACGCTGCTCTAACTGCATCAGTAGCCATATCTAAGAAACGCAGTGAAATGAGAATTGAATTAGATAATCCCGAAACAATTCAAGAGCGCAAAGAATATATAATAAAATATTTGAATATGATTCCAGAGGAGGAGTATCTCGGCACTAGTTCTTTGAGTGGAACATATAGTAGTTTTGTAGGATCGCCTGCATCGGAAGGAAAATTACAATATGATATGTGGGGAATAACAGAACCCGAAACAGTAAATGGATTTCTTGATTGGAATGCATTAAAAGAAGAAATAAAGATGTATGGATTGCGCAATAGTACATTGTTGGCGCCTATGCCAACTGCTACAACAAGTCAGATTCTCGGTTTTAATGAATCATTTGAAGCCTTTACAAGTAATATATATCAGCGTCAGACATTAGCTGGTGAATTTACCATTATTAATAAACATCTTATAGATGATTTACTCAAGTTGGGTTTATGGGATATTCAAATGAAAGATAAAATTCTAGGAGGAAATGGTAGTGTGCAGCATATTTCTGAAATACCCGAGAGCATTCGATCACTTTATAAGACAGTGTGGGAAATTAAACAGAAAATAATAATAGATCAGTCAGCAGATAGAGCGCCATATGTATGTCAATCACAGAGTCTAAATATTCATTTGGAAGATCCCGATTTTACAAAGATGACAAATGTTCATTTCTATGGCTGGAAGAAAGGTCTAAAAACCGGAATGTATTATTTACGATCACGGAATAAAGCTAAGATAACCGCATTTACCCTTGAAGCTACAAAATTTAGCGAAGAAGAAGTACAGGCTTGTCGTCGTGATAATCCAGAAGGATGTGTAATGTGCTCTGGATAAAATAAAATATAGAATATGTTTAGATAAAGTATAATGTCATCATTCAAAAAAATGGCACCAATGGCACCAATGGCACCAATGTATCCGATGCGCGACACAGTGGATGTACGACGCCGGCGTCCAGCAACAGCACCAAGCTGTAGTAGACGAGAATATATAGGTAGACCACATAATTTAAAAGAGAAGGGTAATGGCTGGCTTAGAGGTTTTGTATATGCTTTATTGGGATTACAATTTTTAGTAAACGCCCAAAATTTTACTTCGGATACTGCGTCGGTAGAACAACTAGTTAATTCGATAAAAAGTACAGGATTATTAAATAGCAGCGATTTTGATATGGTACAGAAGTTTTTGAGTAAGAGTAATATTTCACTTGGTTATAATGTTCCTGGCAACGATGAAGCAGATAACCAGAATCGATATTCTGGTATAGTTGCTCCAGATATAAATACTCTAGGTCCCACGCCCTGGAAATTGAAAAAAGCAATAGATTCTTTAGAAAAACTACTTAAGGATCTTTCGAGTGGAAACATTACTTGTACTGTTTCAATTTCAACTAAAAAATATCCCTATTTTTTTGTAGATGAAAACACGGGAATATTTCTTTATAGTTTGAATATGACAGAAACCCCTCCAACCCCTTTACCTTTAGATCAAGACCCTTTTAATTCATTAAATTTTGATCAAATAGACGCACTTACCTGGTTAAGCAGGGCTGGTCTTTTGCCGATTGATGAGACACAAATATGTCAAACTGGTTCTATTATAATTGCTTTACAATCTATAGATAGTGAATATAGAAGAAAATTAATAGTATCACAATCAAAATATTACAGTATGATGACAATTATTCTTGCGTTTGTATTCTGTATGATTTGCAAGACCACGGGAAAAATATATTATCGTGGGGCTACTATTGCTCCTGGGGATATAGAGATGCCTGTTGTGGATGAGAGGTTACCTCAAATTGCAGACCAAGTAGAGGCCTTCCCATCACCACCACGTGGAGAGCCTCCGAATGGTGGAGGTAAAAATAATAAGAAATATAAGAAGACTGCGGAAAAATATGGAAGACGTTGCATCTATATTTCCAATCGTAATGCAAAATATTTAAAAATTAAGGGTGAATTTGTGGCTTATAAAACTGCCATTAAGATGTTAAATAAATAATTGTTAGGCCGCTAATGCCTAAATATGCCGATTCCGACATCCCACAACACATATAAATCGATAATTTACTTTTTGGTTGTATATTTTCTATTATTTGATATACATATTGACCATCGGGAAATTCTTCATTGTCAATAAAATACATTAATTTTGGTATATCATTATTTAATGTATATCTAACACTTGACAATTCACCAAGATCTGATATTTTACTATTTGCTCTAAATTGAATTGATATTCTCTTTATTTCTTGCGGAGGCGTTATTTTTGTACAGATTTCTTTGACTCTCCATCCAAATCCTATGCCATACTCTTTACATATTAAGAATTCATCTATTTTTGCATTATCAGTACCATATAAATGAAATTCTTTTGAAATTATTTCTGTTAATTTATGTTCATATTCTTGTACTACTGCAGTTTCTTTCATTTTCTTTTCAGCTCTAACAATTTTGCAATCTAAACCGAGAATTTCTTTAATTGTCAAATGTTGAGGAAGATTATCTGTAGCATATTTCAATTTATCGATACTTATTAATTTATCAGGAATACCGCCAATACATCCATCTATTTTATGAGCAAAAAGTTTTGCACGTTGAACATATTCAATTTTGAATTTGTCTTTAGTTTCTTTTTTTACTAAATATATAAGTCTATCTACAAATATGTTTTTTCCAATAAATTCCTTATCTTGACCATTACATAATAACCATAACTTAAATGCTAAATTATTATCTTCAAATAGTCTTGCCTTACCATATAGACTTTCTAAAAGTTCATCAATGTTATTTGAAAGATTCTTCACATTGGCTACAACATTTTCTTTTTCCAAATTAATTTGTAGCGCTTTTTTCGTACAAGTTAATGTCAATACAAGTATAATTATATTAAGAGTATTCATAAATACTTGCTTATCATATACATCTTCTGCATCTTCTTTTATTTTGCGCATATCTTCTTTAAGAATTTCTAATTTTGCTATACTGTTTTTATGCTGTATTAGTTCTTCTGGATAAAAATGATCACTAATATAATCATATTTTTCTATTATTTCATATAATATATTCTGTTGTTTTTCAATTTCATCTGTTATATGCGTATTTTCTTTAAGTTTTTCATATTGTTCTATTATATCTTTTATAGAAGATATAGATTCGAGAAATAATGTCATACTTTTTATTTATATTTTATTATATAAATAAAATGCGTGCATAATATAATCTTATTATTTAAGTAAGGAGATGAATGTATTACCTATAATATTTATAATTGATATAGATGGAACTATAGTAGGTAATGTAGAGTTTCAAGTACAACAATATAGTTTACATAATTCTTTAAAAAAACACGGTTTTAAACCTAATAAACAGCATGAAATACCGCCTGCATTTTATCCGAATGCAAAACTTGTTCGTCCCGGATTTGGGAGTTTTATAAAAACATTGCAAAAATTTTATAATGATAATGTGTATTTTTTCGTATATACAGCGAGTGAAGCAGCATGGGCAAATATAGAAATAACCTGGATAGAAAAAACACACGGGATTAAAATGCAACGGCCTATTTTTACACGAAAAGATTGTATAGTCGATTCGGCAGGTACATACCGTAAAACTATAAGTCGAATATTTCCAAGAATATTGCGTGTAGTTTCAAAAAACAAAATTTTATCAAATAAAGATAAACACGATATATTGGAAAATAACGTTTTAATTATTGATAATAATGCAGTATATACGGATCGGGGTGATAAATTATTATTATGCCCAGATTATAATTATGCTGTATTTGAAAATCTTTTACATGGTTTTCCACAAGAATCACGTGGTCATCCAGAAATACAAAAAATAATTTATACCTTGGTCAATCAAGGGCTTTTATGTTCTATATCTGATCCAAATGATGATAGTATGAGAGTACTTGCAAAACAATATTCTTGGTTAGCTACAAAATGCAAATCGTTAATAGATTTAAATGTATCATATGAGAATGATGAATTTTGGAAGCATTTAAAACGTTTAATTACAGAGAATAATTTAAGATCATTTAGTATATCAGTAATTAAACAGATACAAGAAGCGATTTGGAAAAGACATAAAAAATCTAAAATTTAAGTAGTTTTTTGAGATTATCTTTAGTAACTCGCTTAGTTTTTTTCTTTTCACCTGTAGTTTTTTGTGTATATTTCCCATTATGTATTTTACCATCTTTTGAAATATTAGCTTGTAATTTTTGTTCAGTTATAATTGGTTTTTTATTATTAACTTTTTCAGATTTGTAGCTATACATTTGTATAAAACTCTGCATTTCCTAATCCTAAAAAATGATAAGATTTTTTTGCAATATTAGAGAATGGATACACCTGCGCCTAGTACTTCAAAAAATATTTTTCCGAAGATTATTCGATGCATTCAATGTGGTCAAGCAATGATTGATAAGTCTAATTTAAATCTTAATCTTACTCCAAGTCATATTAAGATAATTTCAAAACTGTAATAAAGATTATTATATTAATATAATAAATGGATGCAACAATAATAAGTTTCGATATTGGTGTTAAAAATCTTGCAGTATGTATATTAACAATTAATAAAGATGTAATTAATATAATAACGTGGAAAATTATTTCACTTGCCGCAAAAGAAGAAAAGACTCCTATTTTAAATGAAATATCTGGCAGATTATTTTTGGAATTAGATACTTTAATATATGATATTGATGTGCCGATAGATTATGTTATACTTGAAAATCAACCTTCAAATTTAAATGGTACTATGAAAAGTATACAAATGATGATTTATACATATTTTCAATTGAGAAAACACTGGGAAGGTTTATCAAAACAAGTATACCTTGTATCGGCATCTGATAAATTAAAAGGACATGATGAAATCATAAAAAGTATAGAACCATCTAAGTATGAAAATGAAGACAATGAGAAGAAAACAGCAAAACAAAAGAAAAGCGCAGGATACAAAAAAAATAAAAAATTAGCAATTGAATTGACAAAGAAATATTTAGAAAAAAATCCAGAAGTTTTAAATTTATTTTGTAGCTACAAAAAAATGGATGATATGGCAGATAGTTTTCTTCAGGCAATAAGTTGGTTGCGCAAACATTTCACTATTCCAGAAGATATTAGACTCTCGTCTAAAACTATTTAAAAGATCTATGGCTTTGACTATAGAGAATGCAACATTCAATTGTAATAAATGATGCATCGGATGATGATATTATTGAAATAGGAGGTAGTATGCCTACTTTTCAAATTCCGCAGAGAAGACCAATGACTCCAACTCCAATTTTTGGTATTAGTGGACCTTCTCTAGGTACCGATTCATTAATTAATCGCAGAAAAGTTAGTGGTGATGTATTATCGATGTCAGGTAGTGGCAGTGCAACACCATCAGAATATTCAACTGAAAGCGAATTTGAGAAAGTACGTCCTATGCCTCCTCAGATGCAAACACAACGTAAAAATACATCACCACAATATTCACACTCACAAAGTGAAGAAGAAGAAGACGATGATAATTACGATAATCAAGAAGATAATATGCAAAAACGTTTTCAAGCAGAACGTACTCGTTTGGAACAAGAAATGCAAGAGAAGAAAGAAATATTATATCAAATGGATAGACTGGAGTCAAAAGGTTATCGTTTACCTAGGAAATTCACAATGCAATCGGATATTGAAGAAATGCGCGCAGAATATCAAAGAATTGTACGTGAAAAAGAAATTGATGCCAGTATTCGCTTTCAACGCAAAATGATGATGGCACTTGTAACTGGCGTTGAATTTGTAAATACACGTTTTGATCCATTCGATGTAAAACTAGATGGTTGGTCTGAACAAGTTCATGAAAATATAGACGATTATGATGATATATTTGAAGAATTGCATGAAAAATATAAATCAACCGGTAAAAAGATGGCACCGGAATTACGCTTATTTATGAGTTTATCAGGAAGTGCATTTATGTTTCATTTAACAAATAGTATGTTTAAACAGTCTAAACTTCCTGATGTAGAGGAAGTAATCCGTTCTGATCCCAATTTAATGAAACATTTTCAAGAAGCAGCCATGAAGAGTCATCGTGGTGCATCTTCATATAATGAAGCCACTCGACAGCAATCACAAACTTATCAGATCCCGCAATCACAGCCAAGTCGCGTATCCGGAAATGTAATGGGATCTGGGGGAGGTGGAGGTGGAGGTGGCGGTGGATTATTCAGTATGGTCGGATCATTATTAAGTGGTCCAACAATAATGCAGCAACAACAAAAAGATGATGATATTGAAAATATTATAGATAGTATGCATTCTGAAATAAATATAAAAGCTCAAACGAATAATGGTACTGGATCGCGTATCGAGACTATGTCCGTAACAGATGATGAAATAACATCAATTATTGAAGATACTGCCGATATTAATGGAATCTTTATAAATGGAGGGAACGCTAAACAACACGCGCGTCGTGGTAAAAAAGTAAGTAATGCTAAAACATTAAATATTTAACGTTTGCTAAATTTTTTGAATTTATTTAATTCATTGGGAATACCTCTTACAGCACCTGGTATTCTCTTTACTGATTTTATCGGGTTTATAACTGCTTCTTCTACAATTTTACCACTAGAAGATACAATATCTACCATACCAACTGCGGCGCCGATAGTTACAGCAGCTAATAAAACGAGTATTTGTATTATAAATAATAATGCAAATAAAATTACTTCAAGTAAAGACCATAAATATAGTATTTCGCGTCTTACGTCTTCGCTACATTTACATTTTTCTTTCATTAAGTATCTGGTATAGATTAAACTATAGACAAAGAATACAATTGTTAAAATAACAAATATAATATGTGCTAACCAGAATATACCGGCACTTTGTTTTCCGAATGCTTTGATAATAATCGCAGGCATTGGTATTAGGAACATAAAGAATATATATATAGTTGCAAATATACTATACCCCTTGATGTATTTTTTGTAGGGATGTACTGAGCAATCGCATCCAGTCTTCTCTAGTTTATCAATATAAGTATATGTCAATATAAGTAAGAAAATACCAATAATGCTAATTACAGTTGATAAAATATATGCTAAATTCATTGTTCTATAACAATAGATGGAAAATTTTATTTATTCATCTATTTTTAGGTTCAACATATTTCATCTTTAAAAAATCAAATACATCTTTTTCAGTTTTAAATATAGGAGGATCAGCTATATTTTTTTTTAATTTTTTTACACCGTGTTCACTTAAACTATATCCTAAGCTTAATGCGATCTTCCGCATTTCTATATTAAATCTCTGAGAACCTGTAAAATATAATACAGATGTCGCAAATTCTTTCTCCGGTGTTAATAGCAAATCTAAGCGTCGGTGTTTTTCATATGATTTCGATTTCAATTGTACAACTGCCATACATTTATGTTCTCCCAATGCGAGAATATCAGTAATATATCCGGATTTTTTAAGGTTTTCTACGACTGCTTTTAGATCACTTCCACTAAAATTTTCTTCAGATATTAATACATCTATATCTCCACTGTCATTTAGTTCTCGCCTGTAGCTACCTACAATTATAGCATTTTTATCTTTTAATTCTTTTAGTATAAGTTTTTCATGTTTTTTCATTTCTGTCCTGGGAATACGTTCATTGATTTCTTCATAATATTTCAAACCAATCTTCTGTTGATTGTTTAATAATTTTGCATTTTCCGGCAATCTTAGTTGTGCTATTGATTTTATATTATTTTTTTCAATTAAATTTCGAGCTTTTACTATCCCAATACCGTGTACTTTCAATAATTGTTCATATATTGACATATTCGCATTTTCATTTGCAATAAGATCTTCGGCGATTTGTAGCTTTCCAGTTGCAAGAATTTCTTTAATTTTTGTCTCGATCCCTTTTCCTATACCATTAATATGATTAAGATCATCATATGTTGTAATAGGCTTATCGATAAGTCTTAACTGCTTTATAACTTTATCATATGCTAATGCTTTAAATTTTTCATTATCATTACGAGCTTTCTTCATTACAATATCTAATTGATCTATTATCAAAATCTTATAATCATTAGTTGCCATTATTGTTTTTTCTAACCCTATAGACAGATTTCATTTTTCCTTGTAATGTATCATTAATATCATACAATTTGAATCTTGTTGATGACTTTAATAATTCTATTTGTGGCATCCATTTTTTTATCAATTCAATAAAATAATCATCTTGATCAGTTTTTGTAAAATTTATTAATATTATTATTTGTTCTAATAAAACATCTAATTTTTTTACGTTTACATTCTCATTCGCCATATAATGTTCTATTTGATTATTACAATCGGATACTATTTCTTTTATTAATAATTCTATAATATGTATTCCTATGATATTTTTATGATATAACATAATCCATATATTAATGGCTGCTAAGGCACGTTTCTTCCATTTTACAAAATCACAAAACTCATCATAATCTTCATTATCATTTAATATTTCATCGGGTGGTATCCAATTTTTATTATTATAATATATATCCCAAATAGATATCCATTTATTTATTAATATAGTATTGTCCAATAATTTAAATACTTCATAATATATCGTTCGAAACTCAGGTGCTCTTTGCATCAAATCCCATATAATATCTATATAAAGTGGTGTATAATCTTTTCTTATTATATTTGCTACATTTTTGAGTATAGACTGTTTGTTATTTACAGTTAATTTATTCATTAAAGATAAAAATTCTTTACGAGTTATTGCTTCAATTGATAGCTCTTTAGTGCCTATTTTTTTTCTTTCAACAGTAGTACTTTTAATTTCTACTGTTTTCTTCCTTAACCATTTTGGAGGAACACATTTATCAGATTCAGTAAAGCATTTATATGTATCTATTAAATATTTAGCTTTTTTCTCAAACTGTTCTGATTTGGTTAGTTCGATTTTTAATATTTCTTGCCACATAAATCGAAAATATACAGCTTATTACTAGTAATTATTATTTTCTTTATACCCTTTTGTAATAAATAGTATTTAAGAATTGTTATATTTATATTTAATAAAAATGATAGAAAAATTAAACATACTAGAAGAATATTTTAAAAATGTATCTGTATATAAATCATTATTTATATGCAGTATTGATATACAAGATGATATATATAAAAATTTAATTCTAAATGATAATACTGTCTTAAATATAAGAAATAATAGTGATATTGATAATATTCGAGAATTTAGCAATTTACATGTACGTATTATACTTATAAATGTATTATTATGGAATATACATAAGGATTTAATTCAAAATTTTGTATTACCTCATCAGAATTTATTAATATTATTAGATATATCAGAATATCAGAATTATATAATAAAATATTGGATTCGCGCGAGTGACAAGAATGGGTATATAACACGCTCGCTAAATCCGACAATTTTAGATCTAGATGAAAATTAAATTCTTGCTTATATATAAAGATGATGAAGAAATATAATCAAAAAATAGTATATTCTTTAAGCATACTAATATTAGCCGTATTTATTGGGTTAGTTTTTTATAACAGCAAAAGAGAGATGTTTGTAAGCAATTGTGGAACATTAACATATTATTATAGTCCAGGATGTGGTTATTGTAAAGAATTTAGCCCTATATGGACAGGTAAGTCATCTGAATCAAATAGCTTACAGTATGCTATAAATAATGCATCGCCGCCTGTTAATATTAAACTTGCAATTGTTGATATTTCGGATCCTGCTAATTCCAGTATAATGAATGCTAAGAAAATAAGTGGTGTACCTACAATTATTTTCACACCAAATAATGGATCCGATATTATATTTAATGACGAGCGTACACCTGAGAAAATTGTAACATTTATTCAAACTAATTGTTCGAAATAACTGTGAGTATCTTCGTATCCATACTCGATTGCCTTGTCTATATCTTCATTTGATATATCAAATGATAATTGATTATATATAATATGCATAGGATATATTGATAATGAAAAATTATCATATTTTATATAATAAGGATAATGTTCCCTAAGTGTTTTAATTAATGTATTATTTTTATTATAAACTGTCAATACAGTTATTATATAATAAATAAGATTATTGTGAAGTAATTCTTTATCTATTTCTATTTTACCGGATAAATGTAAAAGAAGTATATTTTCACTAGGTACATTATCAAATATCAATGGTATAGAATTACATGTAACACCCCCATCAATATAATAATCATTACCTATTTTTTTTGGAGGATTTATTAAAGGTATTGCTGTTGATGCTTCAATTGCATCAGTTATTAGAACATTCGGTGTATTATCAACTGAAAAGAAAACAGGTTCCATTGTTTCTAGATATGTCGCAGTAATAATAAGATTTTTCCCTGTCTTTTTAGCTAAATCCATAAATGTCATTTTATCTAAATTCTCGTAAAGTGTTTCAAAATTTCGTGTATAAATATTACTATTAATGAACCCCTTGTCTTTTAATATATTGCTAAAAGCATATTGGATATCGATATATATATTATTATTTACATATAAGTCTTTAGTATACTTTTCCATTATATCTAATGGAATATCTAATGCCAATAATAATGCAAATAATGACCCGACTGATGTTCCAACGATATGCATAATGTTTTTATTTATCGATTCTTGTTTTAAGTATCTTATAACACCTAAATAAATTAACCCACAAAATCCTCCGCCACTAAAAGATATATGGGTAAAATTTGGTTTCGCTTTATTTTTCTGCATTCTTATCGGTATAATATATAGATTTTATGGTATTACCTCCGCAAATTAATCTTAATGAATTACATTCTATTAAAGAACAAAAAAATAAAAATAGACATATTTGTTTTAATCATATATTAGAATTATGTCATAGAAGAATACGTACTGTATCTTCTTATGGAGGTGAAAATACATTTTATGAAGTACCCGGAATAGTTATTGGATACCCTTTATATAATATACAAGAATGTATGAATTATGTAGTAGATGCTTTAAGAACAAATGGTTTTCTTGTTCAAATATTACCTCCTCCACATACATATGTATTATATTTATCCTGGGCAAAAACTGATGTTATAAAAACAAATCCAAAGATGGCTATAGCTACAAAACAAAATCAAAAAAAAATACCTTTACGTTTATTTTAAGATTTAGGATTGCAAATATGGATTCAGTAATTTCATTGTTTCGTGCATACCAAACACCATTGCGATTCTGAATATTTGATCACATAATAGTATAATTAAAATACCAATTAAAACAAATAATAGAATATCTACTATATAATCTATTTTTGATAAATTATTACTTTTTGTAATAATGTTTTTATTATCAAGTCCGTCAGTATCTTCGCGTTTATTAGAATATGGTATAGACTGAGAGATTACATCTACTTTCGGAGTTGGCAAAGGTATTGTCTCCCCGGGTTGTATTGTAGGTTTTGTAGGAATACCTAATTGTTGGGAATTTAAATTTAAGTTGTTCGTTTTTAAATATTGTTCAAGATCTTCATCATAATATCCGGAGACTTTATTCATATCATATGTTCTGGCTTTAGGAACTGGTGCGGGTAAATTTGGATTTTCTTGGCTTAATGAAATATTCATTGCTTCCGAATATTCTTCTTTTGCTGCATCGGATATTGGGATTTCATATGCTGGTGCTTGAATTGATCCACATTGTTGTCTTTGGGGCGGAGATGAAGATTCTTCGGTAAATTTTTCAGATGTATTTATTGGAACTTTTGGGCAAATATTATAATTATTGCAAAAAAATTTTGATTCCATTCCTTGTGCCGAATATGGAGTTGTAGGTTGATTTGTAAAATCTTCTTTAGTATATTGAGCTTTTGCTGCTGCATATTCTTTTGTTTTCAAAAATGCATTAAATGCTTCGAAATCTTCAGGAGATATGGCATATTGTTGGCCGGATGTTTTTGAAATAGCAGAATTATTCTGCTGTGAGAGTGGATTCATGCACGTTTTTTTCTTTTTTCCAGATAAAGGATCGAATGCGGGAACATTATATGCTTCTTGTAGTGTGCAATACATTACTATTTTACAATATTTTTCTTTTTATCAAGTAATGAAATATCTACTTTCAATATTCAACGGATTACTTGTTGGAATTCTTGTAGCATTTACTATTCTATATGTTTTCCAAATTAAAAACCCATATCCGCTATGGATATTGAAAACATTTGAAAAGTCTTGGGTGTTATTATTATTATTATTTTTAGGTATAATATTTCTCGGATTTAATAAAGAAGCCGGTGTATTAATAATAATATTAACGCTTGCATTATTTATTGATAAATTTTTATTTGCGCGGCAATTACCGATTTCATCGCATATTCGGCCGAATATAAAAGAAGCACCGATTAGCAATAAAATATATAAGAAAGAAGAAGAGCACGGCGTAACTTTACTTCCATTATCAAATACTCCACCTGGAAGTTTTCCACCGGAGGCAGGTGTTTATTTACCTCTCGCAGAAATTTGTGCCAATGAAAAAGGTTTGAAAGATTATAAAGATAAATTACTAATAAAAAGTAATGAATTCCATAATAATCTTAAACCTCAATTTGGTTCTAATTACATAATTACTCAAGACGAATATGCAAATGTGCCGTAACATATTAATCTCACGTTTTTATAGCATAGCATAAAATGCAAACATCCCCCGATATTTTTGGAATTGCATCAGCATTTATAATGCATAGTGGTTCTAGACATGTCTCGTTTGATTTAACTGATATTCAGAAAAAACTCATAGCACATCCCTTTTCGAAGTTCTTGATTTTATTTGCAATGTTTTATGTAAGTACTCGCAGTCTATACTGGAGCTTTTTACTCTTATTATTCTACTTTATACTTGTAAAAATGTTATTAAATGAACATCATCCTTTAAATGTAATACCGAAAACACTATTAGTTCAAGAAGGATTTTTGGAAAAAGAAACAAAGTCTCATACAGAATTATATTTAGATAATATTAAATCTATATAATTCTATTTAATGTATGACTAGAAGGCGCACCCCAATAAATCTTATCACCATCTGTACGTACTCTTTGTGTTACTTCTAATATATATATTGCAAGAGAAATAGATATCAAGAATAAACCAAAATATAATACGAAACGCGCGGCTTTTTCATATTTCTCTAAAGCCACATATGCCATTGCTATTGCGGCTGAAATAATCGTTGCAGACATTAAAAAGTTCATTAAAGCTGTTCGTTGTGTTTGATCGAGAAAGGATATTTTATAAACAGAATCCATGCGTGCATTTACATTTATTATTTCTTTATTTGTATCAGTATAATATTGTTTTTCTTTTTGTAGCGCATAATTTACATTGCCATATATATTATATGATTGTAATGCAGTTGTATTATTTATAATATTTGATAAATAAGTAGAAACAATTCCATAAAAGTAATTATCATGCGGGGCTATAGTAGTATCACTATTTGCCACTATATTAGCCGGCGACGTTCGGAAATATTCAACTGTATTAATTCCTGATTTATTAAATAAAGCAGAAATTATAAAACTACTTATTATTGCAATAACGACTAATAATAAACAGAATGTTAATTTTTTACTATATTCAATAGGGAGCATTATAAGCGCACACGATCCGGCAACTACTACACACAATATAATTATTGATGCAAGTTCGAATTTCCTAATAATTGCTATATTTTTATTTTGATCATTTATTTTTGATTGATTTGAAACCAATGTACTTTTCTGTCTTAATATATTATTATTAAGATTTGTAATATCATTTGTTGAATCGGAATATTCATTTACGCGATTCTGTGTAACTAATAGTAAATTTTGTAATGAAGAATTTTCAGATGCTAAAGTATTTAATAGTGATTCAATATTATAAATTAAATTTAATGCATAACTTTGACTAGAAGGCGTTCCATTAAAAGAACTGTATGCCCCACAAGCCATATTATATTGAACCATTTGAATATATAAATAAAACAATTGTCTCATTACATAAATATTAATTGTATTTAATACAGGTGCAAGATCCATAAAATTTATAATACTATCCATAGTAGTAATTAAATTATTATCTCCGTAATATAAAGTTGTATTAGCTGAAGCAGTTGAGGATGGATCAGTTTGAATTATAGAAGAAACTACTGGAGTACCATTATTATAGTTTAAGGTAACAGAAACTATAATTAGGTTATTAGCATTTATATCTGGAATATTAATTATAGTATTATTACCTTGAATAAACGAACTCCAGTTACTGGGAATTAATAAATTGTGCCAAGCATAATATCCTTGTAATGTTTTTATTAATGTAGAACTTGCACTATTATCCTTATATAATAACATACAATTAACATCGCGTAAATTAGGCATAGGACTAGCAGTAATAGTATTTAAAGCTTTTTTATCATATGTATTTCTAATACTATTATTATTATATTGTAATATACCTATATTTGTAGTTAAAGAGGGGGCAGATGATAAAGTATATTCGGTTGTGCTGTGTGGCGTAGAATTTAATAAACTGTTTAAAATAGTATCAAGGGAGGCGCCACCACCTAAATATGCATTATTATAAATACTTGTACCTAAATTTACAAAAAAACTTTTATTAAAAAATGTATTATTTATTGTATCTAATAAATTTGAAATATTAACTAATAAACTAGTAAAATAATTTGATGGATTATTTGATACTCCACTTGCTGTATTAAAGGTGTTAATGCTTCCAGTATAATTAAATGTTGCTGATTGAGTTTCAGTAGCACTCCATGCGGCGGGACTTGCTGTATTATCCCATGCGGTTAAAGTAAAAGTATATAAAGCAGCCGGCATTGCAGTTGATAATGTAATAGTTATATTTCCGCCTGCTGTAGTTGCTGTAGCCGAAGCGGTAGCGGTAATCATAGAAACCGTAATTGGTGTTCCATCAGCTGCAATAGTTGAACTATAAGAACTTGGAAATGATGATATAGCGGATTGATCAGTGGAGTTAAGTTTTAATTTAACTATATTTGTTGATCCTGATGCAGTAGAATCCACTAAACCAGTACCGGCCCAAGTAATTCTTAGAGTTGTAGACGAAGTTGATGTTACAGAAAGACTTGATAATGTCACTGTCATTTAATCTTATATAAGAATTAATTATTACATACAACATCTATAATAATAATATGTACCGGATGTTTCATTATATCTTGTAATTTTTATGATCTCTCCGTGCTTTAATCCTAGCCACCGTGAAATAATATCTGTTTTAAGAATTAACGGCATCTGTGTCTTATGTTTAATTAAATAATCTGTCATAACCTTATCGGCTTCGTCTTTAGAAAGTTTTTCATGCAATGGTGTTAAAGCGTGTTTCATCGGATTATATTTCAATTCTTGTTTATAAAATATTTGTAGCTGTCCTTCAATTGGTTTTGCTTGGAGACCTTTATCTCTATCTTGCAAAAAATGCATCATTGCAGGAGAAGGTGTTTCAGATAAAATCAAAATAAAATGGTTCATATTATAGTTAGTAACCATATCTTCCGGACTTTTTTCTTCTTCTTTCCATTGTTTTAATAGTTCTTTATTAAGAATGAAAAATACAGTAGTTTTATTAGTATCTAGTTTAATTATTTCATTATAATAACGACTGCGTTCTACAACATCGCCGTGTTCCTCAATATATGAAACATCTTCACCACGTGCTTCTAACATATCTTTAACATTTGATCTTATGATATCAATCTCTTCCATCTATATTTAGAATGATATACTTTTAAATAAATTTATCATTTTTTATTTATTCAATATCACTATTATCATCTTCGCCCCCATACGATTTATATTTAATACCGCGCCAGCCTCTTTGATTAAGAGGATATACGCCAAATGTTTTCTCGAGATTCTCCTTGAAATGATTTCTGTCTGGAAATTTATTCTTTCCTCCATTCTGCGATGACCAAGCTTTGAAATCACCAAATAGTTTCGAAAGAGTTGTTCTTTCTCTGACAGTATCATCTTTCTCCAATCTTTCAATTACATATTGGCCTATGAGATCATTATTCTTCTTATACCCTTCTGTTGCAATTCTGACTTCTTCGGGTTCGTGAATTTTCTTGAAATCAAGTGTACCATGATGTGCTATTAACATAGATATAAAGATATCTGCCCATTTCTCAAATTTATCAAGTAATTCACTATCTAATGGAAATTCAAGTGGATTATTTGGATCAGGTGTATCAAGGAATTTAGATTTATATTCTATAACACGAATACGCCTCCAAGTACCTCCATCATCGCTCGGCACTTCTGGAAGTTCATTACAAGTCATTATCATTTTGAATTGAGGTCTAAACTCTACTGGTTCTTTAAAAAGCGCACGAGTCATAATACGATCCCCTCCTGATAATTCTTTCATTAAACCAATATTTAATTTCTCACTTTCTCCCGGTTCTTGCATAACAGCCAATCTTCGCCCCTTAGTTCTCTCTAGTTCTGATTGGGCAGAATTAGAAGCTGCGCGTTTTTGCGTAAGCAGCGCAATCGGTAAAATACAATAATAATCCCCGATGGCTTTTTGCACGAGATTCAGTAAGGCACTCTTACTATTAGAATTATGCGTTACAGTATAATCTCCCATCAGATACCGATGATTATTATCTAATTCAAATCCATAGAAATCATCAATCCCATTTTCTTCAATTTTAAATGAATTAATTAGAGCATTTTTGCTTTTAACACGAGCAACCGCTTTCTTTCTTGGCAATAAACAAGGAATTTCTTCAATACCTTTTCCAACTATATTAATTCTATAATAAGTTCCAATTACTCCGTTATTATGACATTTACCCTGAAATTGTTTTTTATAACAAGCAAGTCCAAGAGATCTTACTAAATCAATTATATCATCTATTAATTTTTCATTTTTCTGTGATACTGTATATTGATTAGTATGTTTTTGATATGTCCCATCTGTATCAATTATTCCAGCAAGAAGTTTCAAACGAGTCTCACGACTATTTACTTTATATTCAATAGGAATATGTTTATTCATAATTAAATTATATTTACGCAATCCATTTAGTATTTCATTATCTGAAATATATCTTCTTTTTTTACCTATAAATGTAATATTATATGTTTTTGCTTTTCCAGTATCTTTTGATGAAACCATATGAAAATCATGATTTGATGGTAAATGTGTAGAAAAGTATTCAACAATTTCAGGATCCATAGTAGTTATACGAGTATTTCGCGAATGACCATCGCCTAACCAACAACCCAACATATAAGGATCTAACGCAATTTCTTGTTCTGGATAAATTACTTCATCGGTTTTAAATAAAGTCAAATTTCCTTTACTTATCCACCATTTATTCCATTTTAACAAATCACACACTTTAATATCAATTATATCATTTTTCTTTATAATATTTTCTATCTTAGGAATTTCAATATTGATAAACTTGATTGCATCTTCTTCTGTTTTTACTGTTTTACTCTTTTTTATCGGTTCATTATTACCATTATGAATATACCATGATACTCTCCAACTTCCACATAGACTATCTGAACGTTTCATATGCATTGTCAAATTTGTGAATTTTAAAGATAGAACATGTTCGTCGTTTACAACAAATGAATCACCTTTAATTGGAGAAATTCTATACATTTTTCCATTTCCACGACACAATTGTATAATATTACGGGGAGTCGAATCATCCCCCATAAGTATGTCAGATTCAGTTATATCTTGTACTAATTTTTTTGTACCATCATACATTATAATTTCTGTATTTTTTGCATGACAACCTGACCCAGTGTAAATATAAAATTTTTCTTGCCGTATACTTCCATCAATAATACAAGCCATAATATCTTTCATATACTTTCTGACATTTTCATTCACAAATACTTGAGAAAGATATTTCTCAATTTCCTTAGATTCCACAGAATCTTTATCATAATCTACATAGTTGCGAATTGTTGAAAAACTAATATAATCATCAGGAAGACCATCTCTAAATTCACCCATACGTAGATCATATACTCCATTTTCAAATCCGAGTAGATGAGAATGGCTATCAAGTAATTCTTCAAATTTCTCATCTGTAAAAAGACCCTTGCATTCTTTCATAACTGAATCCTTGTAACCTGCTGTTTTCAATTTAATTGAAATACCTATGAGTTTCTTCGATTTACTATCAGATTTTTCCCGTTCTGTATCGTCTTCCGCAGTCCTCGCTTTTTCTGTCCAATAAATAGAACGCTTCATAAAACGAGAGCAAATATCTGTAGAAAGAATATTACGCAAACGAAGACCTTCACGGCTTCGAACCCATCGATGTTTATCATCTATAAAGACATACCATGTATCTTTTGTAGTGAAACGATATTTATCTTTATAAATAGAATGAATAACAGAAGCAATATCATAATGAGCACCATCTGACCCAATACATTTATCAATAAGAATTTCCACACTATTCTTAATAATTGTATCATATTGTTTTGGATTATCAAGGCGCGCCCACCATCTAAGTGTCCCTAGCCCCATTGTATCGCTTTTCATACGATTCCACATTTTCTGACATTCTCCTTCTATATATTTAGTAGAAACTCGCGAGAAATTAACCCAAGTATCTAATAGTCTATAATCTATATTCCGAAGTGTCCATCCTAATTTAATCCAATCTTCATAATTTTCCGCACGAGTTGCAACAAGACATTCATCAACAAGTTGTTTAGCCATATTATAATCTTCGTCATTTGTGAGATTCCGCGAATTATTCTGAGTTTTCCCGAATATATAGAGATCTAGTTTATTCTTTCGTTTCTCATCAATAATCGGTACAATATGTCTAATATATTCATCGAGTTCGTGAATTTTATCAGATTTAATAGTTGTAATAATACTCTCTTTGTTTCTCATAGAAAATAATTGTGGAAATCCCAATTCATCACTTGCTGAAGGATTATCGCATAATACAAGACTGTTATCTTTTTCTTTATATTCAAAAACTTTCGTCACACGATATGAATCACATTCTGGCTTGCGACTACCATACATCTGCCAATTATTTTTATCAATAATTGCTTTATCAATAATATCTTCGTATGTATTGCAAACTAATAGATCTTTGAATATTTCTGATGCAATATTTAATATTTGCTTACGTATAAAACCTTGCATAGAATGCGATAATATAATTGTCGGCCAAACAATATGAATACCATCTTTTATTTTTCCCCTATATTCTGTGGCTTTTGGTTTCTCCATAACATATACTTTCCAATCTGATGTTTCAATATATTCACTAAGCAAAGTATTATATGCATTTAATATACGAATAATATCATCATTTGTATATTTACGCTTAATTTCAGTACCATTATCATTTGAAAAACGAAAATCTAGATCAAGACGCATAGGACTCGGATCTGTCGGTTTTTCTGTCATATATAATAGCGTTCCTTGCATCATTGAACGATTGTATATATCATAGAAGTCCTTTAGCTTATCATCTGGGATTTTGAAACTTCCCCTTGGGTCATCTATACTTGTATGAGTATATGCTTCTCCTTGTTTGCATCTGAATTGTGTAATAAATTTTCTAAATTCAGTCATAAATTTTAAGAGTATAGACCCTCTGAATAATATATGCAGATATTTTTAAGTATTTTTAATATGTCATTTTTTTAACAATTTTTTTCTTATCTATACTAATTGTAATAAGGAAATGAACAAAGATGGCCCTCAAGTTTGTAGTCCTTTAGCTGAAAAAAATTACAATACAAATGGTAGCTGTTTTAGTAAAGAAGCATTGATTAAACTCGCACTTATATGGAATAAAAATAATGGAAGTAAATATGGAAGTATTAAAAATATAGCAGCAAAAACAAAAGAGAAATTATGGGCTGAATTAAATAAGAAATTTCAAAAATCCTGCAATGGATCTGAATCTTGTTGGGTTGATACACTTGGCCAAGAAGCGCGAGGGGCAACAGAAGTAGCAAAGAGCTTGCGACCATTACAACCTCGTCAATGGAAAAATAAACCTTATACTTGGTTATCAAATTATGATATAGATGCCGTAATGCGCCAATATCAAGATGTACCTGAATATAAATATAAATTTTTAGGCGTATTTCCAATTGATTTCGAGAAAAAAACAGAATTAGGAAGCTGCATTAGTGATGAAATATGCAAGTTAAATATTGCATTATTATACAAAAAAGGTATCAGATCTATTGGAATGATAACTAATTTAGACAGACATGATCAACCTGGATCTCATTGGACTTCGTTATTCTTTCAAATAGATCCTAATTTAAAATCATATGGTGCTTACTATTATGATAGTACTTCTACCAAATATGATAAACCTCCACAAGAAATAGCTAATTTTGTAAATAATGTTAAACAACAATTGATGCAATTACATGGACCAAATAAGAATTTTCGCGTAGATTTTAATAAGATCAAACATCAATATAGAAATACAGAATGTGGTGTTTTTTCTATGGTCTTTCAAATTCGTTGGTTGCGTAAATTAGCTAAAAATCCCGATACTGTATTTGAAGATGTAGTTGGAATTAAAATGAATGATAATGATATACATCAAATAAGAGATGTAGTATATAGAAAAAATAAAACTAAAGAATAGATGACAGACGTACCTATATATTTAATTGAAGGCCATGGTAGTGAAAGTGTAATTTATAAAAAAAACGAATCAGTGCGGTTTTTAGATATACCCCCTGGTGTTACGATTGTATTTTTTACAAAATCGAGTATACCATTATTAGCCACGGAACTCTGTAAATTTAATGATTTTTTCAGAGATCCTAAAAATAAAGAAACTTTACTGAATCCGAAAAAGTTAAAAAAATACTTTAAGAATATTCGTATTTATAGATATCCTGAAAAATTCCCCGAAGTAACTACAACACTTGAAATTAAACAAAACTACCCTGAGTCATATGGTAAAGCCGGTGTATTTAAATTTCCAAATTTACCAAAGATTGATAGAATCGCCTTCCCTCATATAAATTTAAAAGTTAGTACAAAAAGTAAAAAATTTATAATTCCAATGTTATCTGATGTAAATGATGTAATATGCAAAGATTATTATATTGTTCGAGATAATTATACAAGAAAAATTCACGATGAAATATATAGAGAGTCTATAAAAAAAATTACAATGCAACAAATTAAAAATAAAGAATATTTCAGATTATCGGAAATAATTTCAGAATTTGGTCCAGGTATATATTATTTTGGAGGATGTCGCTCAGAAAAAAACGGGATCATAGATTATAAAATGTTATATGAAATAATACGAGATGCTTTATTTGAGATATTTAAGAATATAAGAATTAAAAATATGATAGATATACGTAGAATAGAAGATGAGAGATTTCTAAGCAAAAATAAAAGCAAATCAGGATTAAATCTGCAATTAGATGAAATATTTGATCTATTTGGATCCGATATAGATAAGAAAATTAGATTAATATTTTGGAATGAATTAAGTGCAAATTATGATACATTTCTCTGGAACTCACGGCATCACGATATAATTATAAAATTAATAAAAATGATAATAGATAGTGAAAATTTACCAGATGATAATCGTAATGAGTTATTAGTAGTATTAACAATTATCCCTCATGTATATGAAGCTCAAGAATTATATGATAGAAGTGATGAATTAAACGCTAGTTTATCGTCTCGCAGTAAAAAAGAAAAACGCGATAGAAGCTTAAGTAATAGCAATAGCAATAGTATATCATATAGATTTAAGAAAAAGCCATTTAAGAATTCTTAAATGGATCTTGAATGTATTTGTTCAAATTTTTTGCAAGATAAATATAAAATTAATCTAAATACAGATGATCTTCGGAAAATAATAACAAGGCTTAGAAATGATAATCCAGAATATAATGATAAAACTATAATCAGTAAAGTTAAAGATATTGTATTAAATGCATTAGCTAAGAAAACATCGCAAATAGATGCTATAACAGATAAAGCTGCGTTTTTTTCTCAACTAGAACAATTAGAAATTCAACGTAATTCTACCTTACCTAAATTTACGGAACAACAAGGATCAGGATCCTCTTCTTCGATATTTATGCAGGATCTAACAGCATCGCCCCAGCAACAGCAACCTTCATCATCATCTGTTATTTTTGTACCTACACTTAATACAACAATACAGAAATCTTTTCCTATAATTATTAATAGTATTAATCGTGACTGGGAATATTTTACATCTAGAACTCTTATAGGATGGTCGGGAAAAGAAAATGTTAATCTTTCAAAATACAAGAAGATACATCTTAATTCTTTTAGTATGCCTAAGAAAGTTAATACGCCAACATATATAATATTAAAAATTATATCAACTGCAAATACTATATATGAAATAATTTGTAAACAAGAATCTACAAATTGTATTTGGATACCGTGTTCTAAAGAACTTGCTATATTAGAGCATATACCTGCCACGCCTTGGACTATTTCATTATGTGATGTTTATGGAAATTATTTAGATATAGGCAAAGATGGTGCAATAATTACAGAATATAATAAATTGATGAATGAAAATTATTCTATAAAAATAACAAATACAGTAAATGCCGAACCAGGTGATATTTTATTAATTAAAAAGGGGAAGCTTGAATATAAAGTTACTGTATTACGTTCATTAAATAATACAATTGAATTTTCATTTATTGATAAAAATATATCTTCTACAGTATCATTAGAAGATATGAGTGTATGTAATTATTCTATGCAAATTATTTTGCTTTTTGAGGCTACAAAAAATGAAAAAGATTTGTAGCTACAAAAAATTAATGAACACACCCAAGTATATTTTCGATATTTTGCAGGATGAATTAAAACTTCAGCAAATATCTCTTCTTAAAAAGATAGCTACAAAATATAATATATCCGAAGATGAATTGTTTGAACTTCTTCCAAAACAGCCAAAAATTATACCAAAGACATCAATAAGTATTAATGTAGAAAAAAAAATAGAACCAAAAAAAGCGCCTCCTAAAAATTGTAGATGTCTTGCGCGAATATGGGGACGTGGCAAAGGTGGACAATGTACTCGCAAATCTATTATTGATGATAATAATAATCAAACAGAATATTGTTTACAGCATCAAAGTAATCGCAAGCATGGAAGAATAGATGAAGATTTTCCAAAAGAAATATTTCCCCGCAAAGAAACAAGTTTATATAAATAGCCTTATTGTATTAATGTAATAGTTAAGAGGAAAATCCATATTATCAATGAAATAATCTCAAACTTGTACATTAGTGCAATTTTATCTTGATCACTTAAATCATTGGGAGGCTGTTTCATTAAATTTGGATCTAGTCGTGTATTCATAAAGAATATTAAGAATGATAATACAAATAATGAACCAATATGTGTTATTATGCCTGATTTATTACTATTTAGATTTAAATAATTAAATATAATTCTCATTCGATATGTATCAAAGTTAATTAATGCGACTGCAATGCCAAATAATATTGTATAAAATACAAAATATGCTAATAGAGAGAATGTAATATTTTTAATGAGATTTTTTGTAATCATTGCCTCCACAAGGCCAATTGTAATTATTCTTATAAATAATGTAATAAACACAAATATTATTTTATCACGTGAAGTTATTTGCAGAACATTAGCCGGTAATAAAGAATTAGCATCTAGAGATTTTATGAAATTATTTGTAGCTATTAAATTGCCGCTTTTATTTTTCTCATCAACATATTTATTATATAGTATTGAAAATAACGATGGTTCATTTGCAGTAGCCGCATATAATGGATTAGCGCCATTTTTATTTTTATCAGTGATAGTAGTTAAAATTTGTTTTGTTTCTTCGAATAGTGAATCTTGTATTAATTTAAATAATTGACTTAAGCTTAATTTATTTCCGTCAATGCATTCTTTAGATTTAGACTCGGGATTTCCTCCGTTGGTCCTACGTAGTAATCTATCTAAACTCAAATCATCTCTGTCTCTATTATACCTGCCATAACGTTCTTTCTCAATTTGATCTTTTTTTGCCTTTTCTATAACTTCGGCAATACTTTTTGATTTATTTCTATATTTTTCATAGTTATCTTTCAATTTTGTTTTTATTTTTTCAATTGTAAATAATAAACCTTTTCCTTTGTAATATTCTTCATCTTCGCAATCAGATGATTTTTCAAATTTTCCATCAAATAATGTTTTTATGGTAATAATATTTGTTTTAATTATAGTATTTTGTGGCTGTATTTGTAATAATTCAAGTAATTGTTTATATATTTCGGTTAATAATGTTTTCATTTTAGATAGTTCATCATCTGTGTTTTTAAACCATTCTTTGCTGCTTTCTAATTGTTTTGATGCGGCTATTATTAAACCTTCATTTATTGTTTCTTCCTTCCGTTCATACTTTTTTAAATTAGTATCTAATTCTCCCCCATTATCTATTAAAGAAATATATGTATTATCATAAGTAGTTTTAATATTTGATATGGTTTCATTGAAAAGTCTAATATTTTTATTTATTACATCAATTTTTTCCATTGATTTTTGTGCATTTTCCATTAGTTTATTTTCATCAGTGTTTTTACCGATTGGTTCTGAAGCCGTTGCTTTAATTGCATCTGCACCACCTTCTTGTTCTAGTATTCTATTTTCTAATAGTTGAATACGTGTTAATAAATTATTATAATCAGGGGGGGTTCCTCCTACAGTAACAGATTGTCTTATTTGGGGATTTTTTGGATCATATTTTATTTCATACGGTAATCTATTATATGCAAAATTATTTCGTATTTCTGCCAATATCTCTTTAATAGCAGCGGGATTTTCTCCAGGCATCATTGATGCAAGAGTGGCTAAATCATTTACAAACATTTTCTCAGAATATTTCAATTCTTTATGTTCTTTATCCCATGCCTTCTTTAATTTTTTAACTCTTTGATATGCCGATGGATTTCTTGCTTTTTCTTCTTCGCTTAATAATAAATTTCCTTTAAATGCATCAACAATTTCAGAAGTATCAATATCTAAATAATCAGTTATTAAATCAACTGGGTTTAAAAGTCCTTTAATTGATATTGGTAATTTCTTTAAGGGATTATTATAATGATCAGGAAACGCTGTTTTAAAATACAATTGTAATAACTTAGCTGCGTAATTTTCTATATTATCACTCTCATCTATTTTAATTACATATCCAGTTTCTGTTAACCATTTTTGAAATTTAAATAATTCACGCAAATAATTTGCATTTACGCCACAATCTATTTCATTTAATTGAAACCTATCTGGCAATTTAACTTTTGGTTTTTCATCAAATGTTATTAATTGCGTTGATTCTGGATTTTTAGTTGCTTCAACTAATTCAGATTTTAAAAGTTTTTTAGAATTTTCTAATAATTTTTTATAGCATTCTAATATTTTCTTCTTTTTTTTACATATTTCTATAATTATATTTTCTAATTTATTAAAATTATTATTATATTCTTTTACTGCTTTTTCATAATCTATATCTAATTGTGAATTATCTTTATTAATTTCTTTGCAAAAACCCTCAAGTTTTTTTATTTCTACTATAATTTTATTAATTTCAGTAGTATAATTATATTTTGGTGCAAAACTCTTCAAACTTTCCCATAATTGTATTGCATTTGAACTATTAAATTCGCAATTTCCCATTATTCCATTTATAAGTACTAATAAAGTTTCATCTGCTGCCCTATTAGCATTTTCTAATATTTGAGTATCAATTGGATCTGCTGGATCTGCTCCGCCCGTTGCATCCGCATCCGCAAAAGTAACACGCCTCTTTGGGTTTCCGGCTGTATTTATAATATAAGGTAAAATGCTTTTGGCGGCTTCTTCATACCCACCATTTCTGTTTATATCGCTATTTAAGTTCTGTATAATACTAAATTTTGTTGTATATTCTTCAACCACGCCATCATCGAGAGCAGGAATGAGAGCAGGTTGAGGATTAATTATTTTCTCTATTATAGTTATTATAAAAGGAATATTTACAGATAATTTTACAATACCCTGATGTAATAAATCATCTAATTTAGTAATATCAGTCTTAAACCTAGTTTTAAAGTCATCATTGTTTATTTTAGTAAATTCTAAATGAATTTCTTTAATTGTATCATATAAAGTTTGTAACTTTGCTCTAAATTGAGCAGATTTTAAACCTTCAGGACTTGCAAGTTCTTTAGCCACTGCAATATTTGGAAAAGCTTTTATATTTTGCAATAATCCATCTACTAAACCAGATAATGTATAACTTGTATCAAGTAATCCTCTAAAACTACTTTCATATTTACTATCACTGTCTTTAATCGCTTCAATAAGCGTATTAATCTTTTCTTTATTTAATGACCCTTTAATTTTAATATATTTCTCAAAATTATCTCCAAAACAATCTTTTAGTGTTTTTTCATTTTCGGTAATAATACGTTTAACGCTTTCAAGATTAGTTGCATTTGTTTTAATTTGAGATATAAAATTACTATCTTTTAATTTTTTAATTATATCTTTTAATGTATTTTTATCTCCATATCCATCTTCTTCAGATAAAACATTCTTTTCTGTAATTCTTTCTGATTCATCTTTTTTATATATATCATTTAATGTTGGAATTTCCGTGATTTTAATAACATCCGCAATGCTATCATATAAATTATTCAATACACTAATTGCTAATTTCCCCGCATTGACATCATCTCTATCTAATAAATATTCTATATATGACAATAAATCTAAATACTTATTATTACCTGTATCGATATAAGCAGATGCAATAATTGCTCTTGATCTGTAATATAATAAAATATAAGCTTCTATATCACAAAAAATCTTTCTTCCATTATCCTGTAAATCTATTATAGTTGGATCTTCATTAATTTTAGGAAATGTTAATTTTTTATCTTTATCATCATCAAATTTTTGTTTATCCCAATTCCATTTATTATTAAAAAATGGTTTAAGTATTTCTATGTAATCGCTAGAAGTATTTTTAAATTTTATAATTTTTTTATTATATATATCATAAATTTTTATATTAATTAATAAACGTGTAATTTCTGCCAATGTTGATGGTAAACTATCAGAAATAGCTTTAAATAATGAAATAATACTTAATCTTGAATCTCTATTTATATAACTGATAATAAAATCATACATTTTTGTATCATTTATACTAAAGTTTTGCCTATAAGATATTGGAAAATTATTTATTATTGCCTCCTTTCTATCATAAGCAAAATAAATAGGTACATTATTGAGATTAGATTGTGTGAAAAAAGCATCATGGGTTACATTATTAGTAGGGGTTTCAGTTATATAATCAGGTATTAAATCTAGTAAATTTGATATTAATAGATTATTATTTTTACCACCGCCAATAAAAAAATTGTATTTATCTTTAATTATTTTTGATCCTATTATGCCTAGATCGCAATAATCATTATTATTATAAAATTCAGTATTTAAGTTATTATCAGGAATTTCTATATTATTATCTAATTTAATATTTAAATAACATGAATTTATTTGTAATCCAAAATAAACATTAACAGGGGGGGCTACTTGGATATTTTCTAATTTTCCAATAATTCTTGGATCATTACTTAAAATCTGAGCTGAAAACCATGTTACTATAAATTGATTATTATTAGATTCATATTCTACTTTTAAACTAAATTCTAAGTCATTTATTTTATATTTTTCTTTACATAATAATTGAGCCAAAGCATCATAATTAATTGCATCACTTATTAAACTTTTTATAGATTTAAAAGGGATTACGCAATTTTTATCTTTAGGGTCTGGATCAGGTAAGGTATTATCTTTTGATATTGTAAAAATAATTGATCCAAAATATGAATTATCATTAGCGGGTTTAGTCGCCCCTCCGAAAATGCCACCGCCATCAGAGCCATTTCCCAGTGTGCGCGCCGCCCTCTGCTCATCCGTCTCGTCCGCCGGCGCCGCCGCCGCCGCCGCCGCCGCCGCCTGTGCCTTCGCCTGTGCACGCGCTTGCGCTTGCGCCGTCGCTTCCGCCGCACGCCGCGCCGGGCCCTTTAACGTCGCCGCCGCCGCCGCCCGTGCCTCCCGTGCCTCCCGCGCCGCCTCAGCCGCCTCCAGCGCCGCCCGCGGCGCCGCCTCCTCTACTGTGGGTGGCTGTTCTATTGCGTAAAATTTAAACTCTATAACTGGTCTGAAAAATTCTAAATATTTATCCATTGTACTCGCATTTAATATTTTGTATTTATAGATATACATAATAAAATATATTTCTATTTTCATTAACAATTCAAGACGCTTTAAGTCTGCGAAATTTCGCTTGTTAATATCTTCTTGAAATGTATTTTTACTATATGCCGGATCATCAATTCTTCTATGGATATAATCATCATTAATAAGTTCTGATATTTTTGTCTGATATTCCAATAATTTTTTTTCGGCCCCCGCCATATTATATTATATTAATAAACTAATTTTATAAATACAGAATATCCAATAGATAAAAGTATAGCCGACGAAAAACCCCAGATTAAATCACGCATCATAATATTTCCCTCCCAGTTCTTTATAGTTGCATACATTGTGAAATTATATACACCATATACCAATGCCGCATATAGGAATCCGCACCAAAAACCTATTTTAATTGGATTAACATTAATTTCTTTACGTATAAGATATTCAATTTTAGGACCAATTAAGAAATACCAACCAAATGCCATAAAGGTATACGCACCGATTATACCTATTATTTTACGTTTTATTGGAAAATCTGCAAAATGCAGAGTATTATTATATGCTGATTGCGAAGTGTAAACATATATAAAATCTATTATTAATATTATAAAAACAAATAATAAGCGATAATTCATTAATCTACTAATGCACGGCTTTTTTTATTTGGTATAAAAGTATTTTTCATTTTATAATCAAAATTTTCAGTAACAATTTTTACATTATAATATAAGTATAATATCATAATTAATACAATTAGAATATAAAATATTAAAATTTTCATATTTATCTATTATAATGATATTATATATATTTTTAGTTTTCTTAATATTTTTAATTTTATATAGTATTTTTAATTTAATTAATTTTCAAAAAACACCTTCAATTGTGAATGCGAATATGAATATATTAGAAACATTGCCAACATTAACTTGTGCAGTAATAAATACACCTGTCAATACGCCAATAAATCCTATTAATTTATCCGGTTCCGGTGGATCTGGTTCTCCTTATTCATTTTCTTGTAAAAATTTACCATCTGGACTATCATTATCTGAAAAAGGGGTTATACAGGGAACACCACTACAAACAGGCTTATTTGCGTATAATATAGAAATTACGGATAAATCTGGCAATAAAAATGCAATTCAATGCAAAGGTAATATTATATCAGCAAGTGTATCTACCGGACCCGCTACAGATTGTGTTATGTCAAATTGGTCAAATTGGAGTCCTTGCGTTGACAGAAAACAAACTCGTACAAGAACTATAACTATACCTGCGCAAAATGGAGGCGCCAATTGTCCTTCTTCGACAGATAGTCAATCATGTGATTCATCGATACAAATAGTAGGTACATTGCCTGCAATATCTCCTGATGAAAATTCTTTTATAGAATTAGATATAAGTAAATATTTAACAGTTTCTGGAAGCGACGGCCCTTATATTTGTTCATCAATAGACTTATATAATCTCACAGGTTTATCAATATCTTCAAATGGCATTATATCTGGTATAACAAATGTTTGCCATAATGAAGTATGTAATTATACATTTACTTTATTACTTAGTGATGTAATAACAGGAAGTACAAATACATTTTCTATACCGATTAGAATAATAAAAAGCATCTTACCATCTACATCTTGTCCGATATTTAGTGTAACAAATGGTCAAGATATTACCACGCCTATATTAGTTGGAACAGGAGGAAGTCCACCATATACTTTTTCAGCAGATGGTTTACCGAATGGATTATCGATGTCTTCTACAGGTACTATTACTGGTACAGTTAATGAACCATCTATAACAAATGGAACAATAAGTAATAGTATTACTATACATGATAATAATGGTGTAATTAATACTATATCTTGTAGAGGAATTACTATAACAAGCTCGAGTTCTTCATCTATGGTTACATTTAACCCACCAAACCCTTCAATAAATAATATAGACGAATCTCATAATATAATTACTCATTATTCTACAGTCGCATTAAATACTTTGCAGCCTAATTTACCTGCATCAATATATGCAAGATTAAACGCATTGACAAATTTAATAATATATGACGCATTATATACATATCCAGGAATTCCAACAAAATTAGAAGATGACACTCCAATTCTTTCAAATACAAAGTATTCTATACCAGGAATACCCCAAGGTAATTATTTATTATATAATAATACTACAAATTCACCAGTATATACCGAGATTATGCAAGGTGGTCTTGGTGATTGCGCAATTGACTCTACAATGGCATGTATAGCATATAAAAATAGCTCATTTACAAAAAATAATATATTTGCTGATACACAACAACCAAATATATATTATGTTATGTTATATAATCCAAATAATTTACACCCGGTATTAATAAAAATTAGTTCAGAATTACCAGTTGATAATACGCCTCCATTTGCAAACAATGGAATATTTGATACTTACTATCCTAATTCATCACAACCAATTATATGGTCGCATTTATATTTAAAAGCATTAGCATTATTAATTAATATAGCTGATTTTACATATCTAATACCATTATCGACTCCTCTTTTATATGGATATAACGCGTTGGTTGGTGGTTCTATTTTAGATAGAATTATATCGATTTTTACTGGTACAAATGTAAATTCTATTCTTTCGTCTGATTATCCGATATTAAAAACATTGGATTTTAATTATAATATTGCAATCGGTGCATCGTATTCTGATTCTAATATTCCTCTTAATATTATAAATAATCTTATACAATTAGTTCGGGCAACATTTTATGAATTAACAGTAAGAATGCAAATACCAAATGCGGTTAATGAAAGTATAAATTTAAATGAATTTAATACAATATTGAATCAATTATTTGCATCTGCATTTAATATTACGAACCCAATTCCTTATATTCAAAATTCGACAATACCTGTCATGTTTTCGAGTGCAAAATATATAAATAGTAATACAATTGAATTAGTTGCAAATGTTTTATTATCATCACCATTGAATACCATTGATGAAAATACATTATCAAATAATTTAAATAGAATTAGTGTTATCCAACCCATGTTTAATATTCAAATCCAAAGTATCAGAATTGGCTCATGTTATTTGATATATAATAATAATAAATTGACTAATGCATTAATAAATTCTCATGCATATTCTATATTAGAATATAATAATTATAGAGATGAATTTACTGTGCGAAATCCGTGGGGGTCATTCTGTGTTTTACCTGGTAAAAGATATAAGAATGGTATATTTAAAATGAAAAGCATAGAATTATATGCTTTTAATTATATATGTCATTGTCAGGTACCACAATAATTTATTAATAAATAGTAATGAACAATATATTCTACATTCATGATCAACAATCCGTAATTCGTAATATTTTAATTATGTTATCGTTGATTATATTATTTATTTCAATATTATTTATTTTATATTATAAAAAAGACTATACAATTGTTAAAAATATTAAAATAATAAATGAAACAATAATAAAACCTGAAATCTCAGTACCAAAACCTATCGTAGATATAAATACAATTAGAACTATATCACGAGATTATGTATCAGATTCTATTAATTGGATAAATCTTTTTGTTATAATATGCTGTGTTCTATTGCTATTATTATGTATGTATTTAATATATATATTGCGAAAAACTTACATAATAGATAAAAGTGTTGTTCAAGATGGAATGCCAATTGTAAAAAAAATAAATAATCCAGATATTAATCATCCAATAATTATTAATAACGGTGAGCAAAAAAAAGCACGTGACGAGAATAGAAAAGACAAGCCAAGTAGCGATGGGGGCGGTGGGGGCGGTGGAGACGGTATCCGCGATGAGAATAGAAAAGATAAGCCAAGCAGCAATAGAGATGGCATAGGAGGCTCATCATATGAAAATTATCATATAGCAGATATACCGATCAATAATAATAATGCAGATTTTAGTATTCCAGTAAATACAAGTCCTTCTCCAAATCCAAAATCTACTCAAACTTTAGAATTTACTCCACAAAAATATGTATCATCTTCATATGATCGTTATTATGTTGAAAGAACCTGTCCTCCTATAGATTACGACGATGTAGGTTGTTCTAATAGTATGTGGAATGAATGCCAAATATAATAACGAAGGCCAACTACATCCTTACTTTAAGATGGATACGATAGAAGTTTTTCTAATCTAAATTATATGAGTTCTCTTGACATCGCTTGTAAAATGAAACAAATAAATAAAAATATATTTGATAGAGAAAGGTATATTATACAAAATGATAAAAAATTTCCTATTTTATTTGAAGTAATTATTGAAGAAGATGAAATTATAATTTATATACCTGTGCCTGACAAATATAATAAAACTAGTCTAACTAATATGTATGATATATTTGGGATGGCATCAATAAGTTACGCAAATAATTATTATACTAGAAAAACAAAAACAGATTCTTAGAAGCTGTTTAGTAAAGTTTCCAGAACTGGCATTATACAATTTTATGCCAGTCCCGATATCGCTACATTTTTGCATCGCTAGCCGTGACTCGTTCAGTCATGTGCATCATTATGTGTTGCGTTTTAGTTTTGAGAGAAATATTACGATCAAATTTTTATTTTTTTGATATAAAGATTTTTAATATTTGTAATATATGCCGTCATTAAATTTATCAATTCGTCATCTTCCTGGAAATGCCGGAAATTTTATTGATCCGAAAAGTTTACCAAAGAATACAGTTGTATTAAATCCAAGCATTGCATATCCAATGTTGTATTTAAGAACTATTAAACATTATCAAATAGAAGAACATAATTCGATTATTTTATACGATCTTGTAAAAAAAACATCATATGATATCGATAGTCCATGGAATAAATTAAAGTCTAATATTAATTTATTTAAAGGAATTGAAGATTTACGCATTACCTGGTTTAATCATAAATTATGGTTTGCGGGTACTTGCACACATTGTAGCGACGATATGACAAGTGCATTAGTAATAGGATATTTTGATAATAATTATACTAAAGTGGAAAAGATTTCGCATGTTGATATTGGTAGCTTACCTGTAAAGAATATGTCTTTATATGTTTTCGAAGATAAACTATATATGCTTGACATATTCTTAAAACAAATTTATGAAATAACTGAAGAAATTGATGAAAAAAGAAATATTTTCAAGAAATTTGTAGCTACAAAAGTTATGCCACTAAAATGTGGGCAAGGTCTTAGTCTTGATGGTCTGAGGGGTTCTACATCGGCTCAACATTTGCATGGAAATACATATTGTTGTATTATACACGATATAATATTTAATGACCAGACATCACTTGTAACACGGTTATCGTATTTACATATTTATATCGAATTTGATGCAAAAACAGGAATAGTGTCTTTTATGTCTAGTCCTTTCTGGATAGCAAACTGGGGCATAGAATATTGTAGCGGTTTTCATATTGATAATGATAAAAATAATGTAGATTTATATTTGGGAATAAATGATCAACAAGCGATTATATACAAGACAACACTTGCAGATTTACGCTGCGGGAAATAAAATATATTTTATCTGGTTCAGCGCCATTTATTCCATTAAAGTTACAAGCACCTGCAATAGTATATGCTCCCATATTATTCCATATTAACCAATCGTCTATATCTGCTATAGGTAGTTCAATATTTTCAACTATTTTATCAAATCCATCACACGTTGGACCCCATAATACTGCTTTTGTTTTTTCTTTTATTTGTGTTTTATTTAGTACAGTTGGATTTAAACTGATATGATCATATAATATACAATTAAATGATCCATATAAACCATCAGACAGCCAATATTCTCGTACGCCTTTTCTTTCGCGAACATTTATTATTTTTGTTAATAATGTCGCTACATTTTCTGCAAAAAATCTACCCGGTTCTGCAATAAAAGAGAAATTTAAATCTCCTGGGAAATATTTCAAAATGGCTTCGTTTATTGATTTGCTCATAGCGGCAAAGTTTTTTTGCGAAAACCCTCCACCAATATCTATAAGATTCATATTAAAACCATATGTTTTACCAATATCATATAATTTGCGCGAATTTGCTATGGCAGTTGTGAATGCGCGAGGATTTGAAGCACCTGAACCGATATGGAAACTAATACCTATTACATTCATTGATAACTCAGATGCTCTTTGTAATATAGGTTTCCATTCTTCTTGTATTGCTCCATATTTATCACTTAGAATACATTGTGCATCAGAATCACAAGCATATATCCGTAATATAAGTTTCATTTCAGGATAAATTTTATGTATTTTTTCTAGTTCACATATCGTATCAAATGTGGCTACAGATACATTACATATCTTCGCGTGCTCAATATATGATGAAGTTTTGCAAGGATTTGCGAATATTATATTTTCCGGATTTGTGGCTAAAATTGCTGCATCAATTTCACTAGAAGATGCGCAATCAAATCCACATCCAAGAGATGCAAGTGTATATATAATTTCTTGATCAGGATTGCATTTAACTGCATAATATGGTTTAATATATGGTAAATAGTCAATCCAAAGATTATAAGAATCCACTAATTTTTGTATATCATATATATATACAGTTGTCAGTGTGGTTAAATATAATAAAATATTGAGAGAAAAAAATCTGGGGAAAATATAATAGATGACTAGTTTACAGCAATTTTTACCAGCAAATACAATGTTGCCTCCTCCGGATTTTGTGAATAAAACAGCACAAGTCACCGCGGTAGCAGCGGCAGTCGATAGACAAACAGGCAGATTTTTCAGAGTTGTAGTATATTCTACAATTTTATTCTTTATCTTATCATATCCAGCAACATATCGTATAGTAAATCATTTATATTATTTAATATCAAATAAAAATAATGAAATTGTAGGAGAAGATGGTTGCGCAAGTTTAAAAGGATGTTTTGTTCATTCAGTTTTATTTGGTGTTATTATGATTTATATTGTTTCTAAATAATAATGTGCTGGAATGCCCGTATTTCATTGAATACTTTTGCATTTGCTTTATTTGTAGCGATTTTAGCATATCTTAACCGAAAACACCATACCTTTGATATGCGTCTCATTTTATTTATGATAGTATTTTCCACAGTTCAACTAGCAGAAGCAGGAGTCTGGATATATTATGATAATCCTGCAATGAATACATTTTATAGTAATATAATTCTTGGTATATTAGTATTAGAATTAATTACCGCTGGTAATTTAATCGATAATTATAAAATAAAATATGCTTATTACGGATTAGTATTATTTTATATAATTTATTTAAGTTTTGGCTATAAATATAATAATATACATAGTATTAAAGCAAAGAATGGTCATTTAAGATGGGTTACCGATTTTAGTAATTATACACTTTATCCATATGCAATATTATTATTATTACCATTTTTAATAAGGCTAATAACCGACAGAAGTTATTATTATTTTATATTTGCTTTAATTACTCTAATAATTTCGATAATTGCATATAGAAAAGACAAAACTATATCTTCAATGTGGTGTTGGATTGCTAATATATTATGGCTTATTATTTTATATAAAATATTTAGAGATACTTGTTAAAAATAAAAATCTGACAAACCGGAATCGAACCAGTGACCAAGAGATATATGTTTTAACTACTACAGTCTCACGCTCTACCAACTGAGCTATTGTCAGGGAGATGTTACTCCAATAAATAAAATATATTAAAAAATTACCTTTTTAGACGAAAAAATGAAAATGGTAATGATGATAGTCATAAATTAAAATGACAGAAATTGATCAACTTCTATTGTCACGCATTGAAGATCAAATGATTGAAAAATTCCAAAAGAAATTTCCATTAATTAAAACTAAAGATCCCCAATATATAGATGAAAATGAATTATTTGATCTTGTTATTGAATGGATAGACTTCTGGATTTCCGAAAAACCACAAATTATGAAAGTTCCCAAGTCTGTATTAGTCATGAAGAAACTAGTATGTGAAAAAAGAATTGAAATACTTATTGATTTTGCCGAAAAATACAATATCGCAGAAGCGATTAAGTTGTATTTTATAGATGTACTTTAACTTTAAGTTTAAGTTGATTCACTCTGTGCTAAACATAATTTAATCATACCTAGATTAGCAACCTGATAACATAATATTAGAGGATATGTATTTTTAATATATATTTCAACTATATTGCTTAAATTAGTACATTTTGTAAATGTACTGAGATATTTGAGACTAAATAGGCCTTGAATAATCTCGTGTTCATTATTTGCATTTTTTGTAATAGATATTGAATTATTTTTTTCAGTACCTAATACTGTATCTTGGACACAAAAGTCACCTTTACAACTAAAAGTAATTTGATTGCCTACATTTCGAATCTCTATAAAATCAGCTAAATTATGCATATCGCGTATAATTTTTTGGAAATCAACAGATGGCATTGTTATTACTGTTTGAAAATCAGCAGGAGGTATATTGATATTTAATACATTAATATCAAGCATAGATAATTTGTATATTGTTTTCATATTTTTGTCTGGATTCTCTATCTGTATTCCTAAATGATTTTGATCATTCTTTTCAACAAATATTGTTAATACGTCATTATTGCTTATTGTTTTAATAAGCAAATGTAATTTTAACATATTAATACCGGCGTATAGCTTTTTTTCACAAAAATATTTTTCAAATCTATCTGCTTCTAGTTTTAAATGTACTAATACAACGTGTGTATTATCTAATGCAACAACCTTCATACCTGTTTCGTCAAATTCTAGATTTACATCCATTAGAATCTCTTTAAGTGCATCTATAACCTGTTTAAACGTAGAAGCCTGTACTGTTTTAATTTCAAGAATATTTTCAATTACAGTAGCCATTTTATGAGATAACTATATATCCTTTATATCATTTACATTGATTACTCCATTTTTACATTTACATTTAATATATTCTTGAATTTGTAAATCGTGTGCATCTGAAATTTCTCTTAATTCTTCAATTTTAATTTGACTTTCGCTTTTAGGATTTTCTGGTTTTTGGTTAGTCTCAATATTCCATAAAAGTGCTATTGCATCTATAATATTATTATTTGTTTTTACAAGTGCATCTCTAGCATTATCAATAGTTACATAATCAGGCGAATTTAAAAGAATATAGTTTATATCATCATTATCCATTAATAAGTAAATGTATAAATATATTTACGGTTTGTACAACTCTGCTATTTTATATGCAATGAATTCATATGGATGCTCATATGCAAGATCAGTTAATACAATATCTGTAATATTATGAGGGTTGTCAGATGAATATAATGCAATTAACTCTTTTCCGGTTTTCTCATTCAAATATATCCAATCGTCTAGATCGGGATTTGCACGTATTCTAGGTATCCCATATCTTCTTTTGACTCTCGTAAATTTATTATCTTTCAATAATTTATTTACGTCTGCCGGATATTGTCTCTCATATATATGAATTTTTTCATGTATAAGTGTTTTCGTTAAATTTTCGTGCGTTTCTGTGATATTGTTTGATACAAAAATAATATTTTCGCGAGTATGTGATAATCCATCTTCATATACAGATCCTCCAGTAATTGCAATTACCCAAGGTATGTCCGCGATTTTTGGATATCCATATTTATTGAAAAATTTATCTGCAGCAATAATTGCAGATTTAAAGCGTGATTTCTGTGATTCTGTAAAATCAATACAACTGTTTGCGGCTATTATTTTATATGTATCTGACGAATCTACTTTTCTAGCAATTAAGTCCCATTGTGATAAATTATATGCATATGTATCTGAATCACTTAAAATAAATTGTTTACTTTCTAATGAAGACATAAATTTTACATTTATATTATTAAATGTTTCTCCGGAAAAATATTCTCTATCTGTTTTTAAAGATTTATACAAATAATATAACACGATTATTAATAGAAAAGATGTTATTATAATCTTCATTTCTAAAGATACATCATATTTAAAGATGTATTGTTTTCTCCTTTTATATTCTTAAGGTATTTATTTATATGCTCGGGTTTAATTATAAATGGAAATTTATATGTATCTGTTTCTAAATACCGTAACATATTTACCCAGCTAATAATACTTTCAATACCCCGCTTTAAATTTCTCACTCCTTCTTCATCTTTTACTTTTGATATTATTAATTGTAAAATATCATCATCAAATATGATATCATTCTTATTAATATTATAATCCTGTAAAATTTGAGGAAGTAAATAATCTCTGGCTATTGTTAGTTTTTCTCGAGAATTATAACCTTTAACACATATTGTTATCATTCTGTCTTTTAAAATAGGATTTATGCGAGATTCATCATTGTAGCTAAATATAATTAATGATTTTGATAAATTAAGATCTATTTCTCCAAAATATTTATCATTGAATTTTTCATTTTGAGTGCTATCAGTTAAATGTGTAAGTATTCCTATTATTTCATCACCTCTGTGTGTATTAGATACTTTATCTAATTCATCAAAGAATATTACCGGGTTCATACATTGTGTTTTCATAAGTACTTCAGATATTTTTCCATAAGTAGAACCCTCATATGTAAAACTATGACCATCAAGAAAAGACCCGTCACTTGCCCCTCCTAAACCTATAAAGCCAAATGGTAAATTAAGAGCTTTGCAAACTCCTTCTTTTACAAGACTTGTATTATGTGTAACTATGAAATTTCCCAATATAAATCGTCCATTACCATCGAGTTCAAACCCATAGTAATTATCTTCAGATAATTTTTTTATATATATTGAGCTTACTATTTTTTTTTCTATTTCAATTACTTTTTCTTTATTCCTGTAGCAAGAAAATCCAAGAGATCTAATTAAGAATATTATATTATCAATCATTTTATCATTCATATTCTTTCTAAAATTCTTAGTGCCATCTACAATGCCATCTAATAATTTTAAACGATTTTGTTTAGAATTATAAATATATTTATCTGAAATAACAGAATCTGGCAACAACGTCATACCATATATATATGGATCTACATCTAATTTTATTTCGGGAAAATCTATAGGAACTCTATATTCTTTCAACAAAGCTTTTTCACATTCAGGCAAATTTAAATAATCTATCACGGATATATCAATTATCTGCGAATTTAATGTATCGTGTAAAGATAAAATATGTTCGCTATTTACTGTGTAAATATCATTTTTATTATTTGATATTTCATACATAATATCTCTACCTCTTCCAAGAGTTAATACAGTTCGAGGTGTTGAATCATCGCCCATTATCAAATCACCAACTTGAATATCCTGAACTTGTTTTATTTTTCCATTATACATAATAATTTCTGTTCCATATGCTAAGCATTTCCCACATCCCATTGGACCTTGAATACCAATACAATGACCTTGAGAATTAGGATTAGATATCCATTGCGCCATTATACGTAATATTTGATCTTTTGCTTCTATATGTCCATATACGGTCGCATCCATTTTCTTTCTCGTTTCTGTTAAAAATGCACTGCATCTATTTATAGAATCATTAATTTGTACAGGCAATGGATGTATTTTACCAAATGGAATACGCGACACAGATGACAACCAATTTCTTAATTTAAAATATTCACCAGATGTTTCATTCATATTATTAAATTGATCAATTTTTGAAAGTAAAAGATTCTTTGTAGCCATATCCATATCTATATCAATTAATTTGAAACGCATAGGGATTAAATCTGATGTATTGCTGTCTTTTATTTTTTTGAATTGTTCAATAATTTTTATACGTTGATCAGTTGGAAGTTTATCCCAATATTCCTGTTCTTGACGATTAAATGTTTCTTCTATTTTACAATCACAGTTTTTTCTTTTTCGTGTATGAGGAGGTTGGCCAAAAACTACTAGAAAATTTTGTGGAGTTATATTATAATCAGGGTCTTCAGCGTCTTCAGCGTCTTCAGCGTCTTCGTCGTCTTCAGCGTCTTCAGCGTCTTCAGCGTCTTCAGCGTCTTCAGCGTCTTCAGCGTCTTCAGCGTCTTCGTCGTTTTCAGCGTCTTCGTCGTTTTCAGCGTCTTCGTCGTTTTCAGCGTCTTCAGCGTCTTCAGGGTCTTCGTCGTTTTCAGCGTCTTCGTCGTTTTCAGCGTCTTCGGGGTCACTTGATTCTTCATCTGGATCAGGATCAGGCTTATTATATTTTTTCTTAGGTGGTTCTTCTTTGATTGACTGTGATCTAAGCTTCATATTTTATATTTTATCTTTATAATATAAAATTATCATTTTTTTAAGTGATAAAAAATGATAAAAGTATATAAGAAAAATTATATAATATAATCTACGTGTAAAGAAGAGATATAACCTTGGCTATGTCTATATATAAACAATTATCATATAACCAACGGATAGATACTGTGAAAAAGATTCAATTTAGTGTATTAGGGGGTGAAGAAATATTAAAAAGATCTGTTGTAGAAGTTACAAAGACAGATACATATTCTGGAAATGAACCAGTTATTGGGGGACTTTTTGATCCCCGTATGGGAACGCTAGAACATAACAGAAATTGCAGTACTTGTGAACAAAAAAATCTATTCTGTCCTGGTCATTTCGGTCATATTAAACTCGCATCACCTGTATTTCATCCAATGTTTTTTGATATGATTCGTAAAACATTAAAATGTATTTGCTTTAGATGTTCTAGGCCATTTGCTTCTATGAGATCATCTCCCGTTTTTCGCAATGAAATAATTCGCATTAAAAATATTAAAAATGCTAAGAAACGATGGGATGCATTTGTTATCTTGTGTTCAAATGCAAAAATCAATAAGCGTTGCGGAGATGATTGTGTAGAAGAGCAAAATAATATGGAAAGTGGTTGTCGAGCAAAACAACCTTCAAGATATCTTAAAGAATCACCAATGAAAATTATAGCAGAATGGAAGAACTCCGATGAAACAGTAACTAAAGAAATGACACCAGGTGATATTTTATTAATATTTCAGCGGATTACAGATGCAGATATTGAACTTATGGGTTTCAATGTGCGCTGGAATAAACCAGAATGGATGATTTGTACAGTATTGCCAGTACCTCCGCCTGCAGTTCGCCCAAGTATTATCGAAGATAATGGGCAAAGACGCGAAGATGATCTTACGCATAAACTTAGCGATATTATAAAATATAATAATCAATTACAAACTAGGATAGATAGTGGAAAAGGTACAGAAGATCAATTGCGTGTTCTAATTAATCTAATACAGTATCATATTGCAACATTTATGGATAATACTATTCCTGGGTTACCAGTTGCTCAACAACGAAATGGCAGAAAATTAAAATCTGTAGCTGATCGTTTGAAGAAAAAAGAGGGTAGAATTCGAGGTAATTTGAATGGAAAGCGTGTTGATCAATCTGCACGTTCTGTAATTACACCAGATCCATATATAAGTCTAGATGAACTAGGTGTATCATATCGAATTGCTATGAATATTACATTCCCAGAAGTAGTAAATGAATATAATATTGAACATTTGAAAAGTCTTGTTATAAATGGGCCGGATGAATGGCCCGGGGCAAAGTATGTACGTCTCATAGATGATGGTATTACTATTACTTTAAAATACGCTGATCGTGAAAAAATTGCAAATAACTTGAAATATGGTGATATTGTCGATAGGCATTTAGCTGATGGTGATTATGTTCTTTTTAATCGCCAGCCGTCTCTTCATAAAATGAGTATGATGTGTCACAAGACTCGAATTATGAAGTATCAGACATTTCGCTTGCCTGTTCTTGTGACAAACGGTTATAATGCTGATTTCGACGGAGACGAAATGAACTTATTTTCATCTCAAAATGTTCAAACAATGAGTGAATTAATGGATTTAGCCGCAGTTCCTTATATGATTATAGCACCACGAGATGCAAAGCCAATATTAGAAGTTGTACAAGATACTATGTTGGGTTCTTTCCGGATAACAAAAGATTGGACATTAATTCATGATAAAACAATGGCAAATCTGCAAATGGTAAATAGTTATTTTAAAGGTGAGCTTCCTGCTCCTGGAAATAATGAATTGGGTTTTTATACAGGCAAACAAGCATATTCACAAATCTTGCCTCCGCATCTTTTTATTGAAATGAAAAATAAGGCAGGTGATAAATTCCAGATTACTAATAGTGAAGTAACTGGTAAAGGTTGCATTGATAAAACAGTATTTCATGCACTTAGTAAAGGGCTTATACCAGTATTATATCACGATTATAGTCCATTTGAAGTTCGCCGTCTGTTAGATAATACACAGCGTCTTATATGTAGATGGCTAACTACTGCAGGTTTCAGTGTAGGTATTAGCGATCTTGTAACAGATAAGAATACTGGTAAAAAATTAAAAGAGACTATTTCACAATACAAAGGGAAAGCGTATTCTAAAGTGCAAGAAGTTCTAAAGGGAAATATGGAAAACAAGAGTATTTTTACAAATGAAGATTTCTTTGAAAGAGAAATTCTGAACGTACTTAATGAACTTACAAGTAAAGTTGGTAAAATTGGTCTAGAAGATATTGGCGAGAAGACCAATCGAATGATTAATATGGTTAAATCTGGTTCAAAAGGCAAAGAAACAAATGTGGCGCAAATTATTGCGTGTGTGGGACAGCAAAATGTAGATGGAAAACGTGTCGCATATGGATTTACCGATAGAACTTTGCCACATTTTACAAAATATGATGATGGTCCAGATGCTCGTGGATTTGTAGAAAATTCGTTTATTAGTGGTCTTTCACCACAAGAGGTATTCTTTCACGCAATGGGTGGTCGCGAAGGTCTTATTGATACGGCTGTTAAAAGTGTGACATATGATTCAAAACTTTTAATAATTGAAAATAATATACCAACAGTTATAGAAATTGGTAAATGGATAAATAATTATCTTGATAATAAAATATATAAACAACATATAATTCAACATGGTACTGATGATGCTAATATGGAATTATTAAATATTTATGATTTGGGAATTAATGTATCAATATTATCAACAGATAATTATGGTAATATTAATTGGCATAAAATAACAAATATTACTCGTCATGATCCAAGTGAATATATTTATAATATAACTACAAAGTCTGGAAGGAAAGTATCTGTCGTTAATTCTAAATCATTATTAATTTGGAATAAAGAGATTTCACAATTTGAACCAATTGATACAGAGGATGTTAAAATTGGAGATTATGTACCGACATACTTTAATATACCAAATACTGAATCTATAGAATATGCATCATTAAATAGAGATAGTGGTTTTATAATAGGTACTAATATAGTAGATAGTAAAATAGATAAATGGTTTCTTGCATCAGATGAGTTTATTAAAGGATTAATAGATGGTTATATATCCACAAATGGTTATGTTAACGAATATAATATATCTGTATCATCTATTTCAGAAGATTTAATTATTGGAATATCATATTTATTATCAAGATACGGTATATTCTCAATAATATCAAAAGCAGAACTTAAATATACTTTGACTATTGACTCTAATTATCTTTATAAATTTAGTGAAGTATTTACATTATCTGATATGAAAAAGCAAGAAAAATTAGATAAATGTAAAACAATAAGTAATATATCATATGTTTATAAAGAACAAAAAGATATTATATTAGATAAAATTATATCTATAGAAAAAGTTAAATCAAATTCAAATAATTTATATAAAAAGGTATTTGATATAACTGTTCCTGATACTCTTAATTTTTGCCTACACAATGGTATGGGACTCCGTGATACATCTGAAACAGGATATATACAAAGACGACTTGTGAAAGCAATGGAAGATAATAAAATATATTATGATCAAACTGTACGGAATGCAACAGGTGCAATTGTACAATATCTTTATGGTGAAGACGGTATTGATGGTACAAAGATTGAAAATCAATATATTCCATATATTTCTATGAATTTAATTGAAATTGATATTGCATACAATATTCGCCCCGAAGATCCACTAGAGCTACATATCACACCGGAAGCATTTGTGGAGATAGGTAAAGATAGTAAATGGCTAGAAAAATCTAAGCGTTATTTTAATGATATTCTTGATGATCGTATGTATTTGATTAAAAATATTTTTAAGGGTGAAGATAATAATAAGATACAATATCCAATTCCATTTGAAAGAATAATAGGTAATGCGATGAAACGATTCAATATAGTAACAAAGCGCGAAGATGTTAGTAAAAATATCCAAGGTATTGTTCCAACTGATTTAACTCCTGGACACGTTTATAATATGATAGATGCATTAATTGATAAATTGAAGATTATTCATAAACATCAAGCTACGCGCTTCTTACATATTCTTCTTAGATGCCATCTAAATCCAAAAACTCTTATATTTGAACACCATATGCCTTTAACAATATTTAATTATGTAATTTCAGATATTGAAAAATACTTTGTACAATCAATTGCACACGCTGGTGAAATGGTAGGTATTATTGCGGCACAAAGTATTGGTGAATTATCTACACAACAAAGCGTAGTCGGGAATACAATAGTAAAAATTATGCATAATAATACTCCATTTGGTGATATATTATATTGTGGTGAAATTGGTAAATTTATTGATAAAATGATGGAAGATAATCCAAGACGAGTACATACCAAACCTGATTCGAGTTCTTCTATATTAAATATGTTATCTCGTGAGAATTACACGATTATTAGTGTAAATACAGAAGAAAAACTAAAATGGTCGCGGATATCGCAAATATCTCGACATAATGCAAATGGTAATATAATGAGAGTAATTACTCGTAGCGGTCGCAAAGTCACGGCGACACTTTCTCATTCATTCTTAATGAGAAATTGCTATGGGATCTTTCCGATTAGAGGTTCTCTATTGAAAATAGGTGATTATATACCAATAGCAAAGGCAATCCCGCAATTAATAGGAAATATGGATGATGAATTGAAGAATTATAAAGCCCCGCTAATTGATGCAGATTCAGATATTATACCAAATGTTCACGAAATTGTTGTTACTATGAAATCCCAATTTATTAAAGAAAATCTAAAATATACACGCAAGAATTTAGCAGAAATTATACATACTGTTAAGAATAAAGCTGATAATAAATCATTGATTAAATTATTACAACAAGCGATTGATGCAGATGTTATATACGATGAAATTGTATCTATTGAAATTCTTCCTGATCCAAATTCATATGTATATGATTTTACTGTACCTGGTACGGAGAGCTTTATGGTAAATGATGGCATTATGGTTCATAATACACTTGATTCATTTCACAGTTCTGGTACAGCCGCTGCGGTAAAAGCAACAAGTGGCGTGCCGCGTTTGAAAGAACTTCTGAGTGTAAGCAAAAAAATTAAAACTCCCACACTAGTTATTTATATGAAACCTGATATTTCTATAGTTGTAAATCCACTGGAAAATGATGATGGTAAGGTAGTTGATACTAGAGTACAAGATAGTAAAGAACGTAGTATGAATATAATGAAACAAATTGAAATTACATATTTGGCAGATATCCTTGATAGTACTGAAATATATTGGGATCCACCTGGGAATAATGGTCTAAGTACTGGTGTAAACGATGATAATGCAATTCTTGACATTTATAGAGCTTTCTCTACTATTGAATGCCAAAAGGCACGTAGTCAAAGTCCTTGGGTACTGAGAATGAAATTAAATAAAGTTAAGATGTATCGTATTAATATTACTATGCTTGATATATACACAAGGTTTAATACGATGTATAATCAAAGTATTGATTGTATATTTAGTGATGATAATGCTGATGAATTAATATTCCGTATTCGTTTAACAAAGGAAGTGCTAAAAGATATTGATCCAGATGATGCAATTGCAGCGCTAAAGGCGATGGAATATAATCTAACCCATAATGTTTTACTAAAGGGTGTTAAAGGGATTAAGAAAGTCTCTATGCGCGAGAAAGTACGTAAACAATATAATTATGATGACGACACTTTTGAAAAGGTAAGTGAATGGATACTTGATACAGATGGTACAAATCTGATTGAAATACTTGCAAATCCAAATATTGATTCAGTAAGAACTAGAAGTAATGATATATATGAAATAATGCAGGTGCTAGGTATTGAAGCGGCAAGAAATGCACTTTACCAGGAATTTATGGAAGTAACAGGAGATGATTCAATTAATTATAGACATATGTCTCTATTACTCGACACAATGACTAATCGCGGAACACTTATGTCAGTAGATCGTCACGGTATTAATCGCGGAGATGTAGGACCTCTTGCAAAATGTTCTTTTGAAGAAACAACTGATATGCTTATTAATGCAAGTATATTTAGCGAACTTGATCATATTAATGGTGTATCTGCAAATATTATGCTTGGACAATTACCTCCTTGTGGTACTGGTGATCACGAAGTATTAATTGATGAAAAGATGTATATGGATCTTCTGAAAGAAAGCTCCAAGACAAAAATGAAACTTGATATTGTACCAACGGCAAATCCGGAAATACCATCAATGTATGATGATAAACCATCTTGTTCTGTAGATAATATTGCGTTGAAATACAATTTGCCGAAGAAAACAAGAAAGAAAATGCCTGCTCCAAATGTTACATTTATATAATTAAATTTCGATATCTATTTAATATATCTGTTTTATCGACTAATTCTCTTTGAGGATAAAAAGCATAATGGACAACTACAAAATTTCCAAATATTATATTCATTTTGTTAATGAATTTTGGATAATCAACTGAAAGCCATTGTTCTTCCTCTCGATCAACATTGCCATTAAATTTTGCAAAACTATATCCGAGCCACGCTACACAATTTATACTAACTCTCTCAAAATTATACAATATCCATTTATTAAAATAATATTTTGATAAATCTACTGGTTCTTTCAGTATTGTATTATGTAAATTTACTGCAAATTCTTGATTATTCCATCCAATATTATCCATACAAGAATAACCTGAAATCCCTTTGTCTAAATTAAAATTACCCAGTCTTTGATGTATATGTGAAATTAGTGCATTATTTAGTATATTTGCGTACACTAAAAAATACTCCAGATTATTTATCCTAAATTCTATAAATTTAGTAAATGATTCAATTTTATCAACTAATACTATATCATCATCAAATCTAACATATATAGTTTTTTCATCAATACAGTTTTTAAAAAAAGAACATATACTAAATATGCCATTATGTGGTATAGTTAAATATTCTAATTTAATAAAGTCTGGATACTCTTTCTCTACACTTTTCATATATTCTATATCATTATTGTTAACAGTATTAACCCATAGTCTATATTCATCCACTACTGGCCGAAGTTTAATTATTTGGGGTATTAAAAGTTCTAAATATCTTCTACGACCAGCAGGCGTAATAACTACAATTCTATAATTATCAAACATTGTTATAAATTTAGTTAATAAATTTATTTACCCAATTTATACAAAACTCACAAGAGGAACCTCGGTGATATTCCGGGTGAAATTGTATGCCTATTATGTTTTTATAATGGGCCGCCCATATTTGTTTATTGTCGCGACTTATAATATCTATTTCCCATTTATCTGGCAATTTTACTACATAATCGTGATGCATAAAATGATATAATCTTTTTTTTGTTTTATATGGTGATAACATTTTATCATATGAATGTAGTTTACCATCTGCAAACGTATCTATGCAATCTTCGCCACATAGTTCTTTAATAATTAATTGATATCCGTAGCAAATTCCTAAAATTGGTTTATTCATCTGAAGAATAGACTTCGGTAATGTTGGCGTATTTTTATCTAGAACACGCCAATGTGATCCAGAAATTATAATAGCATTACAATTTGTAGCGACATTTAGCAAATTACTATTATTCCAAAAAATAAATTGCAAAATAATTTCTTTGTTAAAAGAGAATGCGCGTTGTAATTTATCTCTATGTAAATGTTGATCCATCATAATTATACATATTTTCATTAATTTAATATTAGATTTTATTCATTCTTCCCTGGTCAAATCATATATAACTAATTTGAGATCTTTTACAATATTTTTGAAATTATCTTCCATTTCCTTTTGTTTTTCATCAGTATCATTGATATATCCATTATCTGCAAGACAATCAAGTACTCTTTCTATAACTTTATAGCGATCTCTTTGTTTCAATCCCATTATTACATTACACATATCATCTGCTAAATTACATGCAATTGCTGGATATATATCTGCATCATTTTTAGTTTCCCATTTATTATGTCCGATATATACCTTAGATGTACTACTTCGTAAATTAGTTTTTTTTACACATTGATTCTCTTTAATTGATAGTATTTCTTTATTATAATTTTTTATATTTTCAATATAATTACACCCAGATAGAAAAGTTTTAAGTTTTTTAGTAAACTCTGGTGTTTTTACAAATTCCATATCGCCTGTTTCAGAAGCAAAAATAATGATATTATTATTTTGTGTTTCTATATTATTCTGTGTGTTTATATTCTGATTTTCTATAATATTCAAAATAATTGGTTTTTCATGTATGATTTCTTTTGCTTTACATATTTTTTGATGATTCGATTTATTAGATTTATATCTAAACTCTTTCTTACAATATAAACATCCCAGTGGATTTATTTTTCCTTTACATTTTTTTATATGATTTCTATAATTTTTTTTATTTGATAAGATTTTTTCACATTTTTCGCATTGGTTTTCGTGTAAAATAGTATCAGTAACTTTTTGTTCAAAATCAGTAACTTTTTGTTCAAAATCAGTAACTTTTTGTTCAAAATCAGTAACTTTTTGTTCAAAATCAGTAACTTTTTGTTCAAGTGGTTCATTTTTTTCAATATGTTTTCTCATAAAATGCCGACGAAGACTATAATGCCATTTTGATGCAAAAAAACATTCTGAACAATTGTGCATTTCTATTAAATTATGATAAGAAATTAAATCTTTAAGCCCGGTTCATCTTACCATAATTTTGAACCGGCGAACCGGTTCTGAACCGGTTCAGGCGGAGAGAGAGAGAGATTTTTTATTTAGAATTTTTGATTTTGATTTTTATTTTCATTTTCAATCTCTATAATATCTGCGCATTGTGCAAACGTAAGTCCATTCATCAATATATTATCTATACAATCTCCGTGATAATGATTCTTCATATAATTATCAAGTCGTGTAGAAAACAACCTATTATCTTTTTGTTCGTTATCCATTTTTTGTGAGTGCAAAAATAAAATCAAATTTTTATATAGATGTTGGTAAAAGGTCTAAAACCTGCAAGGCCCAAAATGTTAGTTGATTTTACTACTGCTCATAAACCTCTTGTTTATACAAATGAAAAAGGCGTTCTATATTATACTCTTACAAATATGTATACAGGCAATATACGAAGTATAAAAATAACAAATGAGAAATTAATTACAGAAAAAGAATTACATATAAAAGAAAATAAAAATAGACAAAGAATGAGACAATATGAAGAATGTAAAAAGAATAATTGTACCAATAAAGGTCTCAGAGGTAAAGAGAGAATAAAATGTATGAATAAATGTCCTAAACCTTGGTAAATAAAATTAATTTTTATCTAAATGATAATCTATTATTGTTTCAATATCACGAGGTACATCGCCTGATTTTATGAAGAATCCTATATTTGCATTAACAATTGCAGAATATTGTGTATATTTTTGTAGCTTCGTTTTTTGTTTATACAATATTATTAATGGTCTTGTTCTCGTTGAGCCATAATAATAACTCGATATATATAATTCATTAATTTCATTTCTTTTACCTATGTCTTTTCCTTCGCCATATTCGAGCCGTTTTATAATAAGAATATTTATATTCATTAATTTTGCAAAAATATAAAAATCTATATCAGTTGTCCATATTTGTTGATTTTTGTAGACATTTTCCCATTTGTCTTTTATATTCGTTTTTTCTGCATCCCATAAATCATTAAAAGTTTTATATTTTTTCTTTAATTCTTTATTCCAGGCTATTAACATCGCTGGATCATCTTCAAATATTTTACCCAATTTATTTTTATCATTTATTAATCCGAAAATTGCTTTGTAGCGTAATTCTATTATATCACTATAATCAAATGGTATATATAATGTTTTAGCTATATATTCCATTAATTTTGGAATATATGTAATATCATAATTATTTGCATTATACACTGTAAATTTATCAAAATCTGCATTTTTAAAGCGATTCCATTTCGATGGAAGTTTCTCTAATCTATTCAGTTCTGGGTTAGGGTTAAGTGCATCTGGTAAGGAAAGCGTATCTATAGTTCTAAAAGAATCTACAGATTCTATTTGACCTTTTAAACCTACAAGATCTTTTACAATGTATTCATTCTCATAATTTAAAACAACTGGATCTATGCCATTATCTACCGCGCTTTGAGAAAATATCCATTCATCTTTACTATTACTCTTAATATTTGCACTAGAATATATAGAACTTTTAACTTCTATATTTATCGAAGATACCCATTTTTCATTAGCTTCTAAACCATCTGAAAGAGGCATTTCTTCCAAAGTCATACGAACAATATGTTTTTGAGGTATTCTTTTAAAAGTTCTCATTAATATATTAATTCTATCTTTTTTCGTTTTATCTAACAAAGGTACAACGAGAGAATCATAATATTTAATTATTTCTGTACCAATCGCTTTTTGTACTTGATACCATTTTCGTGAATGACCTTCAAACAATCTGTGTGTATTTAGTATTTTATTATCAGAATTACTTAAATACATTGCGGGTATAATATGAGGATTTTTATGCGGCATAATTAAAGTACTTGAAAACATATTATCTGTAGGTTTACTTTTCTGTATTCCTAATATTAATCCTAACCCTAATCTTTGTATTTTTTTAATATAAGTTTCTAAATCTTTTCTATAAACTTTATCAATTATATATTCTTTATCATATATATCTTCTAAATAAACTATATGTTTTATAGGTAATAATATAGGTAATATACTAATTGGATATCCATTAGATGGCAATGTTATTATAATATTAGATTTTGTAATAAAACCATATATTCTCATATCTGGACGTATTATAATACTTTGAAATCTAAATGAACTAGGTGAATTTAGAGTACCTATTTCCAAATCATAATCGGTCCACGCAATTAAATTTCGAATTGTTTCTATATATCGAATAATAGGTTCTTTAATTGGACATTTATTCAATAATTCTTTAATTGGTAGAAAATAATTAATATCAAATTTAACAATCGCTGCTTCCCTATTATTTCTTTTTAATTCAAGTGGTTCATAAAATTCATTATCTTCTATCAATAAACCTAAATATAGTTTATTTGGAGAAGTTATATATAATAATTCAGGTAATGAATAATACATAGGACATTGTACAATTGCTGAATTGGCACCATTCTTTTTAAACACTATAATTTGAATATTATGAGTTATTGTAAGGACATTTATTAAATGTAGAGGATTTTTTGATATATTAGAATTACTATGTAAATAGTTAATGAAATTTAAATATGCTTTATATATTGTTAATTCGCGAGCAAGTTGATATTCTGTATCATAACTAACTAAAGATTTATATCTTACATCTACTGATTTTTGCCATTGTTTATGCAAAGATATTTCGTGGTCTGGAATTATTGGCACGGTATCCATAAACGATCGTAAAAGTAATGAATTTTCTATTGAAATAAATGTAGCAAGATCTAATTTATCACTTATATCTCTAACAAGTTTTTTAATATTATCAAAACCAAGAATATATGCAATCGCGCTCATAAAACTATTATTTTCGTGATTAATTCCTTTACGTAATAAACATTGATTTGTCTTGATAGTATTTGTACAGTTTAAATATAATTCATCTGGAAATAAATATAAGAACATATCTTTTGGAATAACTCCATATCTATCAACAGGTAAAGGGGCACCTGTTGATTTTATATAATAAGTTTCTTTTTGTTTCTTAGACTCTGGTTCATCAATATGTGCAGATAGTGCGCCTGGAACACCTATGTTACATAATCGTAGAGCTTCATCCTTTGTCTCTTTTTTCATACAGCACGGAAGACAAAATCCTTTATCGGTTTTTTTCTTACCTTCATTCAAAAATCCTACATTATGCTTTAGATTAGGATTATTATCCCAATATTCAGATTCATATAATAATAATGGTTCTTCGTTATTTGGCCCAGGACATTTACCATTATTGCGGGATAATTGTTCAGATGTTAATGGTATTTTTGATATAGGACACCATATTCTAGGGCATATATAATTATTTATATGATTTTCATCACTGCCATATTTTATAGAATTATCATAAGAATCTTTATATTCAGTTGCGTCTATACGCGCCTTTTCTTCATTTGTTAATGTAATTGGTTGTCTAAAATTATTTCCTAAACATTCTCTGGCGTAGTTTTTATGATCTCTGAATATGGCTGGGTCAGATTGTTGTAATAGTTTTAAAAAATATCCTCTATTTTTTTTCCCAAGAGCACCTCCTAAACTTAATTCACCTACATCTTCATTAAATATATCATCATTACTCGATGATGATTTCTTCTTTACGCTTATACTTGAGTTCGAACTGTTAATTGTGCTTGTGCTTGAGCTTGAGCTTGAGCTCGAGGTTACACTAGGACTTTTTTCTTTTTTAATAACTAGTTTCTTTGGAATATTTATTGTTCCTTGAATCCAAGATGATACACTTTTAATTTCGTCAAAAGATGCCAAATTTTCAATTTGTACATTAAAACCGGTTGTTGTCTCTGAAAAAACTAATATACAACCAGTTTCTTTTAAAGATAATTTTTTCTTAGGAGCCTCTATTTCACCTGATATATCAGAATATTGTTGTACCCACTCTAGCGCATCTTTCTCTTGCATTCCAAGTTCAATTAAATTAGCCACAATATCATAAATTGGTACACCTCTTCTAATTTCTGATGTAATAATATCGGAAACATCAATATTGTTTTTGAAATTAGCAGATCTTTTAAAAGAAACTTCGAGAAAATTATTCTGTATCTTATGATAATGATATAATAAATGTAATTTACTTAATAAATCTGTTAATTCTTTTATTTTTCTACCTTCTTTATTTGTAAAATTTCCTTTTAAAGATATTGATTCTAATGTAATTGAAATTTTAGCTACATATTTTTCTAACCATTTAGTAATTTTATCTATACTATTTTGCAATATATTCCATTCTGTTTTTTCTCTACTATCTAGTTTGTATTCTATATAGAGAATGCCATTATTATCAATACTCATTTTTCCATATGTATTTTTGCGACTAGATATAGTGAACATTACAGTTATAATCGCCACTTTTGGAATATTATCATATGTTGTCCATTCGGAAAATTGCGTATTATTTATAGTATGTTTTTTGAAGACTTTATATAATATTTTCGAAGAATCTTCTACAAGTTGAATAAATGGAATATCTAAATATGTATGCATTTTATTGAATAATTCATAACAATTCAATTTCTTACCTTCGCGCCATTTTTTTATTAAACCATTGTATTTTACACGCGTATATATAAAATTATTATAATTAATTGGTTGTTTATTATTATTTAATATACTATTTAAAAAATCTGATTCTTTCTTAGTTGACTCATATGTTGCGTTTATTTTCCATTCAATATTCGAATTTGGAAAATATATTTCATTCATTGATTTTAAATCAGATGCAAATACTATATGTATTTCATTTAAATTGTATATTTTATTATCAATATATTTAATTGTTTCACTTTTGTTTTTAACAAGATTCACTCCATCCCAAGGATTTATCGGTTTAATATCATTTATTCTTTCAAATCGTAATATTGTATTTTTATACCAAGCATATGGTATAGTTTTTAAACTTATAGGATGATCTTTATCATGTTCATTAATTCCGATTGCAATCTTTGTAAGAACTTTTAATATTGTATCATCTTGAAATATTGTGATAGGTATATAATTTCGACCATTATCTGAAAGTCCAAAAGTATATTTAATTATTTCTGTTTTTGAAATATATCTATAGACAATTGTCATACTCTAATTTATAATACTATATATATATAGATAGATAAAATGGAAGATACAAATTTGTCTGGTACTGCGCCTTATATAGATCAACCACCACTACCAATTCATGAAAATGATAAGAAAAAGAAACAATCATTTCTTGATAAAAATTTTAAAATTATTGCAATTGTTGCTTTAATATTTGCTATATTGCTATTAATATACACTGTATATCGTATTGTTCCAGTTGAAGTGAATCAAAATGGAGGAGGGCGTGGCCGTCATAGTCATAAAGGGCATCATAGACACGGACGCCATATGAAAGGCGGGTCTTGTGGGTGTTCGGCGGGTTTAAGTATAAATTAATATAAAAGATATTCTAAATGACTACGTTTATTTTTTAGAGTTAATAAAATTAAATTACCTATATTATAAGCTCTATATTCATTAATACCTAAAGCATTTTTCCTTCTTCCCATACCAAATAATATATAATATTTACATAGGTTATTCATTATTTTTCTTTCAAATACACAATACAATTTATAATCATATCGTATAAAACTATATATATCAATATGCGTCCATTTAATAATATCAAATGAACGTATAAGTATTATAGGTTGTGATAAATTTGTAAATAATGAAGTATCAAATAATTTTATATTATACATATAGTCAACTATAAATTGGATAGGTATATCTGATAAAGAAAAACAAGAATTTAATAATCTATTTAATCTTACCTTAATTAAATACGTTCTTACAAAATCATTTAATTGATCATTATTTGTGATTATATCTTTATATAAATGTCTCAATTTTCTATGCCCATTTGCTGATATATAATACTTATAAAATATATAATATAGTATATCTTTAGAATTGTTTCTTAAAACTTCTAAGTAATCTTTTTTATTTAAATTCCACCATCGCCAAGTTTTTTTATTTTTCATTATTGCGTCAATAAATCCTGGTATATCTGGGATAATATTTCTTCTAGGCCAATTTTTTTTTGACAATGCTTTCCAGTTTGAAATATTAAAATCAGGAAACATAGTTGATTCAAATGTTTGTACAATTAAATTATTGTTTAATGATATTATAAAATTGAAAGGAAATATATCCGGTTTTAATAAATTAATAAGATTTAATGATAATTGTGATGTCCCATACATATATGGAAAATCTGCTATATGTGGTATAACATTTCCATAGTATAGACTTTGCCATTCAATATAGACATAATGATAATATGAATTTGCTACATAATTATCTTGTAAAGCTTTAATTATTGCTTTTTCTTTTAATATACCTAAACGATATAATGCTAACATATAAATATAACCATTGCATATTGTATATGATTTATTATTGATTAAATAAGTTAACTCTGAATAGGTCTCATCATATATATGTATAATAGATTCAGGATATGTATGTTTGCAAATATATTTAAAACCATCTTTATTAAAAACAGGTGTAGTTACTAAAAATGTTTGATGTCCCCAATATTCTAACCACATACTCAAATTAACAGTAGGTTTTACATTAAACATTAAACGATTATTTGTAAGAATATAAAAATTCGTAGAATGTATCCCTTCTCTATATTCTTTAATCCAAGGAACGCGAATATAATGAAAATTATTATTGGCATTATCTGTAAAAATTCCATCGCGATTTTTTATATTTAATAATGCTTTTAACTTCTCGGGAGATGCGATTTCATCTCTTTGGCAAAATAAAGGTTGTAATACTTTACCCGGAACTCCTATCAATAAATTATTAATTAATTTAATTTCAATCATATTTCCATTAACTTGGAATATCTATATATTCTTTATATGTAAATTTAGGCATTATTGAACCAACTGTTGTTTTTTGGGCTTCAGTTAATGGAGTTCCTAATAATAAAGAAGAACTTGTAGATGAAAATACAGGCTGAATTAAAGGATCTTGGCCAAGACTAGTACATACTGGTGGATTATAATTTGGAACACTCCATGCCATTTCCGGTCTTAATACATCATCGCCATTATGTTTTGGAATCATTACTCTTTTATATTCTAATTTGGAACACGTTGATTTCTTCCGAGCACCATCTGTTAATTCATTCAGATTTGCAGATGTAGTTAATTGATTACCATCTGCATCAAAAACTGTCATTCCTGCGACTAGCATACTGGATGGAACTATATTACCATTCGCATCATATACTGTACCTAATGGATTTCCATTAGAATCAGTCGTAGAACTTGGAATAACTTTTAATAAGTTTCCATAAGAATCATATACTTTCATACCAATTGTCACATTTGTGGCCGAAATAATATTACCCGAAGAGTCATATATAGTTCCATTTGGATTCCCTTTATTATCTTTAATTGCGCCTGTGCTATCAATTATTAATTTCTTTCCATTTGCATCATATGCAGTTGCGCCAGGATATAATGTAGTAGGTAAAATTATATGTCCTCCTGCATCATATAAAGTACCTATTGGATTGCCTTTGGTATCTAGAACAATAGGTGCACTTATCTTTGTTAAATTTACAGGATTTCCATTTGAATCATAAAATGTTACAGGGCCATTTAAGGAGACAGTAGCAGAATTTGCTATTTTATTTATAACAGCAGAACTATCTGTATCAGTATCATAAATTGAACGATAATTTTTACTATCTAACTTTACACCTAAAGCTTCTGCTGTACCATAATCTTTTGATAAATCTCCATCCGGTATTTGTTGATTATTAATTTGATTTCCACTTGCAATAATTGTATTATATGTAAAATATTGAGCAAATATATCCATTAATACTTGATTTGTTAATATGGGTGTATTTATAAGGTCATCTTCAAATATACTATAACTTGGATCTCGCAACATTGCTCGTACGGCGCCTTCATTATATTTTAAATATATATATAAATCTCGCAGGGGTAATGCCATATTTGATGGTATAGTTCTATTTAGTTCTTGTGTATATATATCAGATAATCTATCAATTATTGATCGATCAGATACCATTTTATGTATTTCAGGAACTAATGAATTGCTTTGCATTTTCATATTTATTGAATATTCATCTGAGTTTAATATCTGTTCTCGTATAGAATCTATACTCTTATTGTTTTTTACGATATCAATAGTTTCATTGTGAATTTCTTTAGCAGTTGGTTCTCTTTGAAGAAGTTCTGTATATAAATCTATTATTTTATTCTCAACATATCCTGATGCATCATATGCGTCAAAATTCTCAACTGCATCAGTATAATGTTCATATATGAATGCAAATCCTATAAATAATAATAACAATACTACTGTGTATTTAAATTCCATTCTACTAATAATATAAAATAATAAATTCTAAATATATAATAATGAACAAAAATTTAGGTTGTTATTATTTAGCATCTGGTCAATTAAGTTGTCCAAATGATTCTCCACCAACATTAGGACCACATATAAATATAGAGAAATTTGATGCCTCTCCTGTATCTGCGTGTGAATGGCAAAATGAAAAACACGGTAAGGTTGATAATATAAATATGAACTTATCTTCGCCAACTTGTCTATATAGTGCAGAAGGAAAAATAGTGTGTATATAATTATAGTTCTTCAATATTATTAACTTGACTATAATCGATTCTATATATTTCATTGTAAAATTTTAAAGATGCTATTATATTTGTGAATATAATTGATAAAGTAATATTTAGAATAACTGGTATTTTTCGAATTTCAATACCATAGATCAATGATATAATAAGTCCAATATTCCACATATTAATCATTGTCCAGCTTAAATCATTTGTCTGGCCACTCTTTATCATTTTTATAATTTGCGGTATTCCGGCTGCACTTGTTATAATTCCGCCAACAATTCCTATAATTGAAATATAATCGATAGACATTTTTATAATATAAATCATAGAGTTTCAATTTTTTTTATGAGATTATATATAAATATAATGATATATAATGTTACAACACGTGCATTACACGATTGGACAAAGGCTGAATTTGAGAAATTAGGATGGATGGTATTAGCTAATCGTGATCATCATAAATATAAAATTGATGGATATAAAATGGGTCTAAATCATCTTAAAGAAGCTTTAGAACAAAAAATAGGTAAAACACAGGAAGAAGATCGTCGCAATGATTTAATGATTCTTCATAGAAATGTAGAATGTTTAATTGGTACTGTAAATAAAATGTTCAAAACTCATCATCGTAAATGAAAATAAATATAAAGATTAGTTTATTTATAAAATAAAATGGTAAATCAAAGATTATTTCAGATATCAAGCGATAATTTTTGGGGATGGCAAAGTTATATAGATATAGATGATTCAAGATATAATACGGTTGATAAAATTATAGAAAAAGTTAAATCTGAATTAATCGCATATTTGCGAAGCGGAAACCTGCTTGATTTAGTTGATAAAGTAAAGCAATCAAAATTACATTGTCATTATGATATTCAAAACTGTAAAGAGCCTATTATATATTTATGCGATCATTGTTAAATGAATAATAATAATCTCTATAGATATTAATGTATTCATTTGCATATATTAATGAAGCTTCGGAAGTATCAGAATACAATGATAGACATTCGCGTTCTGGACCTGCACCTTCGACACCTTGGGAAAATCATATTAAAGAACATTTAGATGTAGTATCTCCTACAAAAGATGCGCCTGTAAGTTTTGTAAATAATAATAATTATGATAGATCTTCTGCTAATGCAAAACCATCCACAGAATGGGAAAATAAAGTAAAAGAATATAATGTGTCTATTAATTCATCTGTAAATAATTATACAGTAAAACCCAAGTGTACTTATAATTCACAAGGACAAATTGTATGTCCTAAATAATTATTTTGCATTTTTATGAAATGCAATAATATATCTCGGATATGCACCATCTGCATAAGGTGTAACAACAATATCTGGATCTGGCGTAGTAGATCCAAATGTATATAAATATGCAGATGAAGATGCAGTATTATCATAATCTTGAGAATTATCTACTGTTTTTATTTTCCCAAGTAGAACATCTGCGAGAAACATATAACTAATTTCATTTTTGTCTTTACTTTTCATATAATTAAAACTATATGCTGCAGTTTTTGCAAAATAAGTACCATGACCAAATGCAGATACTCGATTCTTTGTTGGATCAAACCCTTCATTTGCAATTTTATCTATTAAATTTGCGTGAGTTCCGTGAAAATATTCAATTTCTTTAACATTATCACTACCTCTTTTTTTTATAATAAGATCTTTTCTTGTTTTGTATGCACATTCTAAATGTTCATTTATAACTTCATCTATAAATAGAATACACGCATTTGGATAACTGGCATATATTTTATCACTAATACTATCATAGCGCTTATCAGACATAAAAACAGGCTTGCGTTGCATTTTGTTTATCTGAAAGTTTTTTCAGATTTCAAATTTTTAATTTTTAATTTGTAGCTACATTTTAGAATGCCTCCAAGAAAAAAACAAGTTAACTTTAAGAAACATGGAGGGGATGGAGCATTAACCGATAATATGTTTATGACTTCCAATATATCTACAGAGCCAAATATAGATCCTGCTTATCAAGAAATAGGGATTGTACATGTTACTGATACTGCGGGTATTAATGCAATTAGTAATACTATTACGGGAATTGCAAATATTTTTGGAAGTAAAGGTGCAGATAATCCAATATTTGATAAAACACGCAATGATTTACTACAAAAATTACAGCAACAGATAAAAATGGCGGAAACACCAGGAATGGAAGTTAAAATATGTAATTTGCGAATGGATATTAATATACATACACAATTAATAGTTATGACCGCATATGGTACATTATTATCTAAAAAAACTACATAATATTATTTTAAGGCATATCTATATGTTCAGTACCTGGGTTTGCATGATAAATAAATTTAATTAAATTTATAGATTGTATTATTATTCCTTGTCTATTATTTTCTGAATATATTTTCATATTATAATCTATAGTTATAGGTGCTCTTTTATCGTAATATTGTGAAAATGGAAATGTTTTAGGTGATAAATGGTATACAGGATCGAGTTCAGCAGAATATGCTTCCTTTTTTGTAATATATAAAAATTTATTATAAATAGAATTTCCATGAGTAATTGCATTTTTCTTTATTAAACATAAATTACATTGACCGAAAGGCGCTAACCAATAAATTTCATTATATTTTAAAAAAGAATTTATTATATTATATACCATTTTAACACTATATCTGCCATTATCTATAAATTTACATGTATCGTGTATAAATAAAAAGATAGAATCTTCTGGAATTACTCTTTCATTAAATAATAATTGGACACCAACATATGTTCCCAATTCATATAAATTATTACGAATTTTAACTTCTATATGCCCATCTTCAAATACATTGTATAAATCATAATGTTCATTTTGATAAACAACGATATATTTATTTTTCCATTCATTTGGTAAAGAATTTATACATATTTCTAAAGCTTTATCATATTTTTTTATAGTAGGTATAACAACGTAAAAATTTGCAGGTGGCAAATTATTTTCTAATTGATTATTTTCTAATTGATTATATTGTATATCTTCATTAAGAAGATTCTTTAAATAATTATATTTATTATTTAAATTTTTTATATCATCATTTATTTTCTCAATAATATTAACCATTAATTATTATTTATATTTTTTTATTTGTTCTATTTCTGCAGATAATTCTTTTATTGCTTCGATTAGAACGCCTACGATATTTCCATAAGAAACAGCGAGGCCTTCTTTTGTTTCTTTTACAACTTCTGGTATTACTTCTAACACTTCTTGTGCAATAACACCTATTTGTTTTTCATCAGTGTCTTTTCTATTATAAGACACTCCTCTTAGTTTATTAACTGTATTAAGTGCATTCGGATACGTAATAATATTCTTTTTCATTGAAATATCTGAAAATGATACAACACTATTTGTTGTATATATTGTTCCAGTTACGTGTAATTTATATACAGGCGATGATGTACCTATACCAACATTTCCATTATTATAATAAATATTATTATTCGACGAAGACCATAAATCATAAAATTGTTGATATACATATCCGGGCTGTAATGTTAAATTTGTGCTAATAAGCTGTGGCCATATAGTTATATCGATATTGTCATTTTGTATAGCAGCTGATGTTAGAGTAATTGTAAAGTTTGTTGAAGTAGACTGTTGTAGTATAGAAACTGTATAGCTATTATTCTGAAATCCTAATTTTATACCATTTTTAAATATTTCAACATTGCTAGTGCTTGCGGTATATCTACCTGTTGTCGCAGTTGATAATGTAAATATTGTTTGTGTTGATGACGACACTACGAATGATTGTGTAATAGGATTAGTTTGTAGCGCAGATCTATAAATTGGATTATCGTTTGCTATAAATGTATTATTTATAACTGTAATATTTGAAGTAACTATATTTGTACTATTCAATGTTCCATTTATTAAAGTATTACCATTAATATTTAATGCATTATTGGGGTCATATATTTTTTGGCCGATAACTACATTACTATTTATATATATCCCTAAATTGCAAGTTGTCCATTGGCTTTGAGTTTGATTATTTGTTAAAACACCTGTTAATCTACTACCATCGCCTATAAACTGTGTTGCGTTTACTATACCATTTACATCTAATTTATATCCAGAACTTGGATTATTATTTCCTATACCAACATATGTAATATCACTTGTTGTAGTTAATGAATTAAATGCGGAACTATATTGTAATTTTGATAATACTTGTGCATTTATAGTTGTATTATTATTTGTTATTTGAGTATTTATATAATTTGTCAAATTATAATTAGTTAAACTGGTTACTCTACCGTATTGATCAATAGATATTACAGGTGTTGTAATATTTCCACTAATATTTCCACCAGATGTACCTGTTGTTGTAATTGTTGGAAAATTATCAGGGGCTAAAGATATATATGTAGGTGTAACGTTAGTTACGCGACCATATGAATCAACTGTGATAGTTGGTATATAATTTGCAGTACCATATACACCGACAGAATTTATATTTATAGTTGATAATAAATTTGAAGAAAGTGTACCTGTTTTAATATTAGTTGCATTTGTTGTATCAATACTTGCCGATGCTGCAAGACCACTTATTTGTGTTACAGCAATTTGTATGGCTACATTACTGGCGCTTACAATACGTCCAGTACTATCAATATTTATCGCTACATTTGAGGCTGCAAGACCATAATTTCCCGCAGTTACTGTGGTATTTGGTAATAAGCTTGCAGATAATGTCCCAGATTTAATATTATTTGCATTTGTTGTATCATTACTTGCTGATGCGACAAGACCTGTTACTTGC